GACCTGCTGATCGAGCAGGCCAAGCGTGGAATCGCTCCACAAGAACATCGCGCACAGATTCATGGAACGATGTGGGTCGCCGGCTGGGACGAGATCGACCTGCAGCTTTTCTATTCAAATATGCCAGTGGCGCCGAAATACCGTTTCGAGCGCGACGAAGCCTACATCAAGGAGATTTCAAACGAGGTCGAGCGTTTCGATTATGAGCTACAGCAGCTTGTGAAAGAAATCAGGTCAATGGGGACCGCGAAATGAAGGCGCGCGCGGTTACATTCCTTTGGAATGGCACACACATGGCACCGCTTCCGAGGTTTATACCGCTTTGCAATAAACAATTTGTTGCTGGGCAAGAATACCCGATGGAAATTGTTGAAGACCGATCCATGGATAGCCACCGGCAATACTTTGCGGCGGTCCATGACGGCTGGATGAATCTCGGTGAAGCCGATACGGAGCGCTTCAAGTCGTCAGAACATTTGCGGGCGTGGGCGCTTGTCCACACCGGTTTTTGCACCGAAACTGACTACCCGTGCGACAATTACAAAGAGGCGCTCCTGGCCGCACGCATCATAAGATCACGCTCTGCCTATTCCGTCATTAAAATCAGCGGCGATGTTGTCAAGGTTTTTGACCCTGAATCACAAGCGATCTACGGGCCTGGCGCGATGAAACCAAAGCGGTTTCAGGAATCGAAGGTTGCCGTCCTAGGCCTGATTGAAAGCATGACCGGCGTCGAGTCAGGCACACTCATGAAGGAAGCGGGAAAATCAGCATGAGCGGCATCAAAGACTCCTATTACGGCGACGACCTCGCGCCTGGGTATCCGGCCACGCCTGGGTTCTCTGAGCCGACGACGTCGAAAGATTCCGCGGCCGCGATGAAAACGCAGGCGGCAAACCTGCGTGCGCTCGTACTGGCTGCGCTTTCAAGCGCTGGCCCAGTCGGTTTAACGGCAGACGAAATTGCCGACAAGCTTAACCAATCTGTCCTCTCTATCCGGCCTCGCGTCACAGAATTAGGTCCAAAGCATTTCAACAGAATTGAGCGAACCGGCGCGCGGCGCAGGAATATTTCAGGGCAAGCCGCTGCTGTTTGGCGGGTAAAGCGATGACAAAATACTTCACCACCGCAGAGAAGCTAAACGAGATCGGCGCGATCATAGACTATTTCCGCCGCAACAAAACCACCCCCGACGATCGCCGGCTGGATATACTGAGAGCAATCGCGCTGGATCTGCGCGGCCGTCTAGCTGGTGCCCCAAACGCGGCACTGACCGAGCTCGAGCGCCGGGTTGTTTCCGTAGAGAGGGCCAGGACGGATGGTTTTGACCAGCGCGGGCCGCTGATCGGCGCCGGCCAAGAGCTAATCGCCAGGTGGGCCACTGTTCGACTATCCTTAGAGGCGTTTGGGGCGCAAATAGAAAATGAACCGTAGACTCCCAAAACGCCAGCGACTGAAACAGTTGTTGCGCTACAATTTAGGTGACGGTGCCTTCTATTGGCGCACGGCACCAAATGGTCGGATAACGATTGGTCAGCGCGCTGGGTGTATCAACGCAAACGGCTATCGTAGTATTAGCATTGACGGGACAACATACGTGGCATCGGCGCTTGCTCTACTTTATGTGGATGGCCGTCGATACTCGATGGTAGACCATAAGAATCTTGTTCGCGACGATGATAGATACAAAAATTTACGGCCAGCAACGCGCTCGCAAAATGGCGCAAACCGTCGACGGTATAAGAACAATAAGTCTGGGTTCAAGGGGGTGGATTTTAGAAAAGGACTTTGGCGCACTCAGATCAAAAAAAACGGAGTGACGCGACATATCGGGTATTTTAAGACGCCTGGATCCGCCCACCGCGCCTATCTGAAAGAAGCTCGCAAGATGCACGGGCGATTCGCCAGATCCAGGTGAGCAAAATTTATCTAAAAGGATTGATGATGTCTAAGCAACTAATTCCAGATGCCGCGATCGACCGGGAATGGCGAACCGCTCGCGATATTCACTCCCGCGTCTCCTGCTGGGATCTGCACAGCATCCGTAAAGCCCTCGCCAATGTCACAGACGATGGTTCCGTCGAATATCGGACATTACCGCACGGCAACGGATTGCTGAAAGAGTATCGCTTGGCCGAAAAGGTGACCGCATGAAGCAGCCAACGCCGAAAGCAGATGGTCTCCGCGCCATGCGCGAGTCTCGCTACAAGAGCGCCACAGTGCCGCCTATCCCGCTGGCAAAACTGCGCGAGAAGATCGCCGCCGTGCCGGTCAAGCGTGCACCGAAGGCGAAGAAGGCGAGGCTCTAATGCAGCGCCGGTTCGACAACTCCGCGCAGCGCGACTACTGGCGCTGGCAATGGTTCGACTATATCCCGTTCGTTTCCAACGTCGGGCGCTGGCTGCGAGCGCGCAGATGAGCCGGCTTCCTCGCCCAAACATTCCGACGGCCGTAGAACTTGCCGTAGCCCTACGGCAGATCGGGGATGCCCCAGACACAATCAAGGCAAAGGTCGCCGTGGCCAAGAAGGCGAGACGCCTAGGCGCCGAACGAGACGGTAGCCTATTCGTTCTGGCCTGCACGTTGGCTTGTCCGGTCGACGTTCTCCAACTAGACCACGACCCTGCGCTCGAGAACCGCGAGAAGGTTTTCAAAAACGGAATCCACGTCGATTACAAACCGGCAGCAAACGATCCTGACTGGCTGTTCTACCGGCCGCACGGTCCAGAGTTTGCCGGCAGCCACAAGATCAAAACACTAGTCCGTGGAGATCATGGGCAATATTCGGATGCAGGGCTGGCGCGGAAGAACAAACGCATCGCCAAGAACCGCGACCCAAAGCGGCGAACGGCCAAAATTGCACAACGCAAAGACCCATGGCAAAAAGGCAGAAAATTTGCCAAACGACCGGCCCGGCGGTGACCACCGGGGAATGCGAACCAGGAGAGACCGATGAAGAAACTGCTACTCGCCGCCATCTTCGCCGCGTCGGCGTCGTATGCCGCGGCACAGACGCCCCCAGCAAAGACTGTGCTGGAGTTTGACGCACAGCAACTCCAATGGCTCAGTATGGCCATCCAAGAGCTACCGAAGAAAATAGCTGACCCGTTTTTGGCGGATCTGCAAAAGCAGGTTACAGATAAACAAAAGGCTGCGGCGCCGATCGCTCCCGTGACGCAGCCCACCCCACCGACCAAGCCAGAAGAGCCGGCGCCGGCAAAATAACCTTGGCAAAAAAAGGACCGCCGGTTGAGACATCGGCGGTCCAGTCAAGGGAGGAACCCCAAGGAGGGGCAGCGGTATCGCTACCGCATATTTCTTTCTACGGTGACTCGTGACAGAGCACAAGACCGTCCTGCGGCGTCACTTTTATCTGGAACGCCAAATGACCTTGTCGCGAGCGGCCGCATCTCCATTAAACGTCGCCCACAACTCAACTGCAGAGTAAATTTTAAGAATTGCGGCTATAAGCAAAAGCGGGGACATCGCCAAAACAAACCACGCGACCGCGATGCAGTTCATAGAAACGTCAACTAATTTTTTCATATCCGGGGTAATCCTTCAAATTTGCTACTGTCTCTCCAGCAGTCAAGCCTAACTAGGTGCACCTAGCTCGATGTTACGTCGGCTTTCACGTTTCGAGGGTGCAGATAGCCCCAATTGTCACCAAGGATCGTAACGTCAAATTCAGACTTCAACCGCTCGAAAGCCTCGGATGGCCAAGTGGCCATGACCTGAGCCCGGTACGGATTTGGTCCGCCTTCTCCGATAGTCCCCTGGCAACTCGCAAGCGTCCGCACTCCTGAAATCGTATTCAGATAGATCACCGCGTCGGCAATGCCATCGTCCACATCAACCCACACTTGGATCGTTCTTTGCTTGTGGTTTCCTTCGGGCATTTGCGGGCCTACTTTGACAACGGTTGAAGGGCGGCTTTTGCCAACTGGAATACAGGCGCTAACTCTGTCCCTGGCTCCGAGTAATAACCAAGATCGTCCGCCCATTTGACGACCGCCTGTAGCACCGATCTCAGCCGCTCAATCTCATCGTGTGCGGTTTTGAGCTGTTCGATCAAAAGCGGGGGCATCCGAAGCGGGTCCATGATCGGGGTCTTTCTATAGACTGTCGATTGCTAGAAGCAGGTCGCCAGCGTTGGCTCCTGCGGCGGTGTCGCCGCTGCTGTAGCGGGCGAATACCGTACCATCCCGCCATGACGTAATCGTTCCGGCTTCGGCTCTCCCGTGGTCGCGGTAGATCACCGTGCGGCCAACGTGATCGGGGCCAAGATGGTCATACACAAGCGGCTCGGCCTCGAAAGACCGGATGCAGCCAGCGCGACCATCCCTAACGTTATGAACTTGCATGGTCGTATATAGGCACTGGGCTGGACATTTGTCCACCCCTGTCTTACAGTGTCCGGGAAATGGTGGAAAAACCCGAATATATCGCCTTCGTCAACCCGGTCGCCACGCTACCGGCTGACAAGCAATTAGACCTGATGGCGAAGTTTGAGCCGTCTGAAACCTTTACGGTTGGCAAGGACGGCTCGCACGAAGATTTTTTGAAAATGATGCGACCGCCCCGCGTGGCGCTCGTCGCCTATGCTGGCCTGCTGGCTGAACAGACCGGCAGCAAGGATGCTCGTATAGACAGCATGACGGCGATCAAGGTGGCGATCCATAAACGCGGGCGCTACGCCGTCGAGGCGACGACGCAAAAGCGATCCGATAAACATTGGAAAACGATGAAGGCTGGCGGCGAGGGCTTGTGCCGACGCTGCGCTCAAGGCTCCAAGTCGATCATCAACGGGAAGCGTGGCACGCAATCGCTGGCCGACCAGCTATCGAACGACGACATTCGGGACATGCTGGTGATTAAGACCGCGAAGAAATATAAAAACTGGCGCAGCCGAAAGGCTGCGATGAAGCGCAAGGCGATCACGCCGCTACCCGGTCGCGGCTGGTTCATCGAGAAGCTAGAAAATGTTGCCCGCGCTCGCGGGCTTCTGGAATAGGAGAATTTTGTGGCTGACGAGTTCGACGAAAATCGCATCAGAGAGATTGCCAATCGCGTAATGCAGGCAGACATAGCCCCGGAAGGGTTGTCGGCAGGCGACATATTGGACGACGATCAGGGCGCGTTACTCGCGCTGCAAATCGAATTAGCCATTTCACAGGTCGTTGACGCAATGCGTGCGCCAGCGGTCACAAGGTAGAGGAGACGAGGCAATCCGTGGGCGATGGGATGGGCAGTGCGGCTCACCGAAATAACTTTCGGCAGCGGAAGTTTTCCGAACAAGGCGGCCTATGCTGCTGGTGCAGAAAGCCGATGAGCTACAACCGCACAAAGAATGGAAGCCCGGCCCGCGACTTCGCCACCTTCGAGCATTTGAAGCCGCGCAAGGAGGGTGGCCAGATCAACGAAACTAATATCGCGCTCGCGCATCGCAAATGTAACGCCAAGCGCAACGCTGAAATGCAGGCAGCAAGATGAATGATCCGGCGGATATTGAAGCGCGAGCCGTCAAAGACGAACGTGGCTTCGCGCTGCTATTCGATCTATGGGTCAACGGCAAATGGGTTGGCTCGCGACGCACCGTTGAGCAGTGCGAAGAATATCTTTCATGGCTGCGCGGTGTGCCAGTAGGAGCAACGTGCGGCAGTCCTTGGTGAATGTAGAGGAGATTTTTGTGAGTGTCCCCTACGCAGGAGCTAAAAGCGGAATGGCAGCCCGTGATGAAATCACGAAGATGCTGCAACGCTTCGGCTGCGAGTCCGTGGGGTTCATGGACGACTTCGCAGAGCAGACCGTCATGCTGGCATTTAAACACCGTGGTCGTCCGGTGCAGCTAACGGCGTCGGCTAAGGGATGGGCTGTAATGTACCTGAAAGAAAATCCGTACACGCATCGCCGCCAATCGACCAAGCAGGAATGGGAACAAGCCGCACTGCGGCAGGGCGTGGTCGCTATCAATTCGATCTTGCGTGATTGGGTGAAAGGCCAACTTACCGCCGTTGAATGCGGCGTGCTTTCTTTCGAGGGCGTGTTCATGCCCTACATGCTAACCAACGATGGTCGGCCTCTTGTTGAGCGGATGGCTTCGCTCGATATGTTGGCGCTCGCGGGCTTCTGGAATAGGAGCGGTAATGGACGCCTTAATCTGTATTGTTTGCTTCCTCATTACTCAGGAATGCTTGTGTCAATTATTTGTGGACAGATAGAGGGACCGACATGGCCTTGAGCGAGTGTGCCTTAGAATTGCTCCGCGATACGACAGTGCTTGGGGGCTACGGCGTCCATGCGGAGCTTATTTGTCCGGCTGCTGAGCTTGTCAATGCGGGGTACGCCCGCGCCGAAGATGATTATGAAGGGCCGCGCCTCTACATAACCGACAAGGGCAGACGCGCCGCCATTCGCCGCAAGTTCATAAAGGTTTAGGAGCCGAAAATGAACTTGATGGAAGGTGAGACGGTTGGGGATTATGTCTCGCGACTTGAGCGCCGACTAAACGATCTTGAGCCGCCCGAAGGCTTTACCGTCAAGATTGAGCAGCGTGTTGAAAAACTAGAGCGTGAACTTGTCGATATTAAAAAAGAGAAACGCGGCTCTCAAAACCCTATGGGATGTATCTGCCCAGTCGGTGCCGAGAAAACCTGCGAGGGATGGAATTGTCCGCGCCGTAAGATTTCAATCACCTGACAAATAAGGAGCCGGGCATGGCCAACGAAGTCATTGTTGATGTGAAAGAGCTAGAGGAAAAAGCGCAAGCGTTTGCCTATCGCATGTTTGGTCACGATACCGACCGCAGAGACAGGTGCGCTCAAGAGTTCTTCCGCGAGGAATATCTGAAAATGACCACCCCGCCACATAGCTCCATGTTGGAGCGCGTTGAGGGGTTGCTAATCGAAATCCGCAATCTGTTGAAGTCACATTAGGAGCGGGATAATGACGCCGCGTGATGTTATCGCTACTCAGCTTTGTGACGAACTTGATCCGCGCACGCCGTTTGATGGTGAATTTACTATGGCTGACGCGCTGCTCACTGCCATCAACGATGCCGGGTACGTCATTGTCCCGAAAGAGCCGACCAATAAAATGATCTGCGCTGCGCTGGATGATTTCGATAATCGTAAATCGGATCAGTCCTATTCTCAAACGTACCGCGCCATGATCGACGCGGCAAACAGCTAGGGGGATTAGATGGACGCCATTAAAGAGGCGATGATTAGGGACGATGACGGACTAAGCCCCGCCGCCAATACGGCGCTAACCCCGATGGGCGAAGCTGCAAGACTTGTAGATAAATGGCACCAAGAATACTTCGGATTAAAAATCCGCGACGACAAACTTGGTGAATTGACGCGCCGCATTGCGGAACTGTTGGTGAACTACACGAATGAGGCGTTGCGTAACTTTGAGGACTACAATGGCAAGCACCAACTCGCCTGCATGGAAATAGAAAAACTGACCGACATTCTGACCATAGCCGGGTTTCGTCGCTGCGACATACCGGCGTGTAATTGTGGGTCATGGCACCCATATCCCTAATGGCAGTTATCAGAATAGGAGATTTTGATGCGCGAGCATCCCGAAGGTCAGTGTGCTTACTGCGATGCCGTCGAAGCGTTTGAGGCCTGGGTTGCCTCGCACGATCCTGATGGTGAGTTGACGTTGCTGGAACAGATCGATGCCTATTCGTCCGAACTCGCCACGACATAGAGGAAAAACCGTGAAACTTAATCCGATGACAGACGACAACATGCGCTCCATCTTGAAGCGCCAAGAGGCGTTGCAATCTCACCACCCGCAATGCCAGTCCTGTCACTCGGACCAAGTTCAACTTATCCGCAAGAATGCCCCCGCCAGATGGAAGTGCAGGCGGTGCGGCAATACGTATGACTCTGAACCAAACAACTAATTGCCGCCACAAGCCGCGAAATCAGATGTCGTTACTAGAGACTGGCACCTTTGGCTTTGGGTCGTCGCCGACGGCGGCCATGTAAAGCAGCACGAAGCCGCAGAATACGATGGCGGCCAGAAACCATTCAAAGTCAGTCATTGCCGCGCCATCCGGATCCGGCGGTGGTGATGGCTCCGCGCACTGGCGTATGTGGTAGAACGTCTCGACGCATAATGATTGCCAAACGGACCGGGGGCCTGTGCGTGCCCGTAGTCACTGTTTCCCCATACCGCTCCTTCGAGCAGGCCGTGCGCCGCGGCAATCCTAATCATGGCCGCCGGGCCAGGTAGGTTGCAGCGCCGATCGACGCGGCCCCTCGATAACTGGCACACGTCTAGGGCAAGCCCGCATGGGTGGCGACCGCCCGACCAGCAGGCGCCTTTACGATACCCCCCTATGAATAGAACTCGCGCGCCGGCGCGCTCGAGGTCGTCGACGTAACCCTGAAACTGTGCGGAGACTTTCGGGGAGACCCTGGCCGTCGCGCCGGTCTTGGCGGACCGGACGATGCCGGATCCGTTGGCGGCCGGAGCGTCCTTGTGGAGAGTCCGGGGCCATTCGGCCGTGGTGGAGGCGGTCGCATCGCTGCCATTTGCGTCCGGCTCGGTTTGCCCATTAGGCGGTTCCTGGGCGATTTTGCTGGCGTGGTGGCTATGGCGGGCCACCCTGGCTGATTTGGCGCTACGGCTGGCCGCCCGCCGCGCGCCGCGCGTGGCCTGATCCGGGGTCGATCCGGCTGTTCTGAGGCCCGGAAGGTCCGAGCAACCGTGCAGGTCGCAGGTCACGGCAGCCTGGGAACTGGCTCGGTACCGGTGCCGGGCGGCTTCGGCCGGCGAGATCAGGGTGGCTATGGTAGCGGCCGCCAATGCGGCCAGAAGGAGACGACGTTTCGGGTTCATGTTCGTAACCTCGGTTGATTGCGGGGCATGCGGACGTGAGCTCGTGCGACTCCTTTGGTTGATTTTTGGAAGGCCAAGAATATGCCAGAAATAGGCATCCACGGCAATAGGACGACAAGCCTAACGTGCGGACAACGTACCTAGTTACAAATGCAAAATCGTCCGGCATTGTTAAATCGAATGGCGATTATGCACTTCACAATACTAGCGGTTTAAGGGGATAGCCAAGCCACATCGTAAAAATGGGCTCTATTTCGCCGAACGTCGCTTTTTTACCGCCGACTTGGACTTCGCCTTAGCCGTCTTCTTTGACTTGGGCTTTACTTGAAGAACCTGACCCATAATCCGGTCAAAATCCTTGGCGCTCATTCGTAGTTCGTCGGCAGGTTTTTGCTTGGTTGCGTTCACCGATACACGTCCTTCCGATGGTCAATATCCAAGATCACGATGATGACACCGCGAACAGAGTATAGGATTCGGTAGTCGCCTTGTCGGGCCCGGTAAACTGGATATTCACCGTCCATGACGCCGCGCAGCATCTTTGACCCCGGCGGTGTCGGGTCTGCGGCTAGGGCGGCAATCCTCCGTTTGATCTGGCCTCTAATCTTCTGAGGTATTTTCGATTCGAGATATGTTAGCGCGTCATCGTAAAAGGCGAAGCCATAAAGCGCCGCCATTGGGCTAGCCTTTGATCCTAGCCAACCTCTTGTTCAATCGATCACCAGTCACTAGGCGATCAGGAGATTCCTTGATTCCAGCTAGACGTTTACTAGCAATCTCGGCGTCAATCCCGTCTTCGTACAGACTCTTCTCCCATAGGCCACTCAATCTCGTATCGATTTCGCGCTCTAGCTTCTTAATGGTTATAGCAGCGCCGTCTATTTGTTCCTGTTGCTTTACAACTTTGCGCTGAATATCCAGCGAGGGAATTGGAATCCTTATTTCTAGAAATACCTCATTCGGAATGCTGCGGCGCCGGTCAACTGCACCTTGCATCTTTGAACGGTAAACTGAACGCATCACATGGGAGCGCAGCAGCAAGTCAAGAAATCTCAGATCAATATCCCGCCTCTTGAGTCGCCAAACGGAATAGGCTGGGCTCACAGCCGCGACCGGGTGCCGGAACTGGAAACCCAACACGCCCTCGTCAATCGGAAATCCGACCACAAGTTCATTCTTCTTGACCGTCTTGTATTTTGAAATATCGGCGCTCGCTACGCGCTTCGTAAACTTCTCGCTTTGATCTATCAGGCCGCGCGCCATGGTAATAGACATCACGGGGATGTCCTTTGCCAATCCAACGCGATCTTTGCCCGCCAACTCGAATAGCTCGCCAAATTTTACAAGCGGATATTTCATCCCCGCATATTTAAGCAGCTCCCTATAATGGGCTGCATTCAGGATGTAGTCGTTCTTCTTGACCTTATCCACCTCAATTCGCGAAATACCAATTGAAAGCAGATACTCTTCGGCCTGTTTATCGAGATTATTTTCAGACAAAACTAATTCCAGATCGTTGTCACCTTCGATACGTTGTCGCCGCTTGTCGAGCGTATATCCATCATTCCGAACATCGAAGAACCAATAGTGACCCTTAGTCTTTGTAGTCCTCACATCTGTGAAATATAGAATGTTTGCTTTCGCTCGATTGTAAGGCTCGAATGCGCCGCGTGGTAGTGACACAATGCTTTTGAGATTTGCGTTGTCGAGGAGAAATCGGCGAACATCGATATAGGCTCCGCTATTCGTATTTGACAGAAAGCCCTCCGGGACGATGATCGCCATTCGACCGCCATCCTTCAGGGCGCGGAAGCAATGTTGCGGACATATTATGTCGCCGTTGCGGCTTGCGATGTCGTATTTGTCGCCGTATCGCGTCTTTTGTGCGAACGGCATGTTAGTCAGAACAATCTCGTATTTTTTATCAACTGGATTAGCGAGAGAGTCGGCCCGCTGAATGTTATTGTGACCGTCACCGGCTAAAATCATATTCATTTTCGCGATGCTGGCGGTCTTTGTGAGATCTGCGCCATAGATCGTGTGCTGCCTGAGCGTGTCTAGATTTCTCGTATTTCGCGGCATCGTGTCCATGAGATATTTGAATGCGACGATCAGCATACCTCCGGTTCCGCAGAACGGATCGTAAATTTTTTCGCCTATTTCAGGCTTAATGAGCCGGACCATCGTTTTGACGATGTGGCGCGGTGTAAAAATCTCTCCCAAATCGGACGGATTGCTGGCGCTATACGAGCGGATGAAATACTCGAACGCATCGCCTTTGATATCAGCGTTGATGTCTGTGAGTTGCATTCCATCTAGCAGTTCAATGATCGCTTTCAGATTTTCTGGATGTTTGATCTGAAGTGGCTGGAAAATATTATCGTCCTTATAGGTCGTAGAGAACGACTTTAGGACCGTATCGCTGACGTAGCTTAGGAGCTCGCTGCCCTTTTTTCTTTTGAAAAAATCCCACCGAAACGCGGGGTCGATTTGCGACCGTTCGCCTTGCGCTTCCTTTGCATCTTCGATTTCGCTCATTACCTTGAGAAACAGGATGTTTGCAAACTCTGTGAATCGTTCGAGTCCCTGCTGGAGGCCCTCTTCCCTCAAAAGATCATTGACGGTGCCAAAGATCGAAATCAGTTCGCCGCGTGACCGGATTACTTTTTTGTCGAGAGTGCTGACTTCGTTCGTGGTTAGATACCGAAGCGCGAGCGTCTCCCGGATCAGTTCATCGATTTCTTCGCCATTCAGGACAAGGGGCTTGTTTGATTTTACGTGAACCGTCTTTGTGAAAACGCCATCAGTGGCGAATACAATGGGGGCACCCAACTGTTCGGCGTAGCTGATCCCCTGGCGCAGCGCGTCATGGATGTTCTGGCCCTGCCGCTTTGCTTCAATGACGGCGATAGGTTCGTCAGAGCGGGATGGGTAAAGAATGTAGTCCGGTCGCTTGCCCTGTAGTTTGCGTTTCTGGGAATCCGTCTTGACTCGTTGCTGATATACATTCCGGTCGGCGGCGCGAGGATTATTATTCCAACCAAGATTCTTGAGCTGGTTGTCGATCAGGATTTCTGTATCGCGCTCGACGGACAGTAATGACATTGACAGCTTTCCGAGATAATTTGAACCAGAGAAACCACTATAAGATATATTCTGAGCTGGCGCTATAGATTTCGGAAAATATGAGAGGGGCGAACTGCATGGCAGGACGAAAACAACGGGCGAAACCACCCATCGGAAGCAAGTTCGGGAGACACTATAAGGGGGCGGCCCACTGGCTTGAGATCGTGAAGAGCGAAGGCAGGGTCGCCTATAAAGTGAAGTCGACGCTGTATCGCTCCCCAAGCGCCGCCGCTAAATCAGTGACCCATACCGAAGTCAATGGTTGGGCCTTCTGGGGCATAGGCTGAGAAAACGGAACGCGCCATCAGGTTTGTCCGATGGGACGACGGAGCATAAGTCGCTTACCAACTAGCTTCGGAATGGCGTTTGCAGTCCGCGCGCCGTCTGTCATCTCGCGTGTGTTGTACTTGTAATCAAGTTCGGCAAGGTAGAACGGAAGATATTTCCGACTAACGTGATGATGTGTACCATCGAGTGAACGCTTCGAATTGCCGAAAAAACCTTCCGCTGTATTTGTAGTAGCAAGCCGGCCTGATTTATCGCGGCGCACGTATTCCTCTTCGCTATGGTTCACAGTGTCATGCGAGGCAAACGCCTTGCCCGCTTTCTTGTATAGCGGCGATTCGTCGGTGTTCAGGTGAGCGGATTCGGCAACGTGCTGTTTGAGCAACCGGCCAAGCATCGCGCCAGTGACTTTGTTCACTACCTGAGAGCGGACATCGCCGCCGCGCTGGACCATCGACATAACCGCCGTCTTATTACCAACGTAGCGCCGACCCATACCGCGTTTCACACCGCCAATATAGGTTTCGTCCGCCTCGACGGTTCCGGTGAGCTTTTCGGTTTGCTCAACGTCCATTAGCGCGAAGCGAATGCGCTGGCACATGAACAGCGCCGACCGATAAGAGCCGATCTCAAGTTGGCGCTGTAATTGAAGCGCGCTCACCTGCGTCTTGCTCGCGCACATCATGTAAAAGGCGATCAGCCATTTATTGAGTGGGATATGGGAGTCCTCGCAGACCGTCCCGATTGTGGCCGTGAACGGCCCTAGGCATTCAGCGCACTTGTAAAGTCCGGCGCGGATTTTCTTGGCAGGGTTCGGCGTTGCCTTGTAGATACGCTTCTGGTCATTGTTGCCGCAATGCGGGCAGACCGGACCATTGGGCCAGCGAAGAGCTTCAAAATATTCGCGAGCGGCTTCCTCGGTAGAAAACCGCTGCATAATCTGCATGAGGGTAAGGTCGCCGGTGGCGCTCTTGCCGCTCTGGGGCTGGTTGTGTTTGCTTTTCATGCCAGTAGTATAGGCCGACTACTGGTATTGTCAAGTGCATAATCGCCAAAATTTAGTTCCAGCGACCACACAAAATCCAGCGGATGGCACCTCTATGGTAAATATACGACCGTCGCAATCGTGACGGCCGATGGCCCGGAACACGTAGCAGCCTGGCGGTAGCGGCGGCAGTTTCATCGTAAAGATCAGATTGATGCTCTCGCCCGCGGCATTTGGTACTTGATCGACATTGTCGGTGTAGGCAATTTCCTCGGCGCCCCCTTCCTCAATCTTGATTATTGACCTCTTGCTTGTGGCCTGGCAGTTGCGCCGCCGATCGTATGTGACGCGCCCACGCAAAGTTTCTCCCGGCTGCATATCTTTGTTGAGAATGGCGATAGACAGATATTTGATCGGCGGTGTGTTTCGCTCCGCATCGATCTTCTCAGCCGCCGCTGTTCGCAAACTGGCATCGAGCGTCCAATATATTTCGGACCATGCCACGGTCGCGATCAGCAGACCCAGAAGAAAGATAATCGTGGCAAACCTGTTCATTTGAACAGTGACCGAATCGAATTTCCTGTCGATGCCAGCCATCCGAGAAATACCCCCATCGCAATTATGACGGCAGTTCCTATCTGCGCCGCGAACACGCTATTCTCCAATTTCCCAACGCGCTTTTTAAGCTCGCGTATTTCTTCCTCGTCGCTCTCCTGCTTCTGTAGCATGAGGGCAATTCTTATCACGTCGTGTGGGTCCTCCGTCATGGCGCGTTTGGTGGTTTGGTGGTGTCGGCCACGGTAGACTGGTTTGGCGTGTCAACTGCGACCGTAACGATAGCAACAGGCTTCGGCGAAGCAACCTTGGCATCTGGATCGGCGGCACGAATGGCGGCGCTAGTCGTCGCGTCGGCTATGGCGTCGGTACGAACTACCTCCTTTGCCTCGGCACGGGAGGCAACCGCCTCGTCGCGCATCTCCTTACGACCTTGCAAGCGCCCCTCCGCCCTAGAGGCCAGTTCAAGAGCCGACCGCATTGAGTTTGTTTCGTGCCTAACCTGCTCAATCTTCCCAAGAACATCAGTGGTTTTGTTATCTGTCCGCCATACCTTATAGGCCAGCGCCGCCGCCGCAACGGCAATGAACCATTGCGGCACGTTGCCGATGTCTATAATGACGTTGCCGATAGGTATGTCGGTCACTGGGCGCTACGCGAACGCGATAGCGTATCAATTTGAGCTTCGAGATTTCGCCTAGCGGCGTCGAGCGACTTGAGTTGTCGCATGATGATCTCCTTGCTGTTGTCATCCAGAGCCTTGGCGAGTTCGATTTGCCACTTGGCAATGTCGTTGATCGTGGCGTCCCTTTTTCCTTCTGCCTGCTCGATCTGGAGATCGCGCAAGATGCGGCCGTTGTCCTTAGCGGTGTCCTGTGCCGTATGGATTACATCTCGTACCAAGTCACGCACGTAGTAGCGAAGCGCCGGCATCACTGGCTCTATCACGACATAGGCGCTGGCCGCCGCAGTGATGGCGCCAGCGATCACGCCAACCGTGGTCGCCGCCACGGTGATCCGCTTGCGCAGCGGCGTGGCCCACATGAGGTTGTAGGCAGCGGATCGCTTGGCGCGACGTTTCGCTGGTTTCTTATTTGCGGCCACAGACTGCTTTCCACTTCGCATATTCGCGAGCCGCGGCCTCCTTAGTTGCCCGCGTGTCGGCGTGCGAGACGAGAACGGGTACAGAAATATCGCAATACGCGGCCGGCGTCGGCGGCACTTGGCACCACAACACAAAGATTAGACCAAAGCAGGTCATGGCTGGCCATCCTTCCTAAATACGCCAGAATCAAAACCAGCATCAGAGTTCGGACTGGCGGCGGCGTCAGATGCGGCTTTAGCCGCGGCCTCCATTGCCAGCCGTGTACCGGCTGCCGCCCCGCCGATCGCTGCGATGCTCGGGTCGGCGTGGTTCGCAGTCTGCTTCTCGATGTAGGCCAGAACATAAACTACTATAGTGATTAGCTCGGGCGCAGCCGAAATCAACGCCGAAAGCAGCGCTGGGTTCTGTAGTGCGACCAGCAGTGCGGCAAAGATAGCGGCCATTAGGAACCCTGGATTTCCCGCATGATAGCCAACGCCGCGTTGATTTTCGTCATCGTGTCAGCCTTGCGTGTGGCGCACGCGGCCGAGGCCGCGTCATAGGCGATCTGTTCCTTCCGCATCACGGCCGCCGACTGCGGCTTGAACGTTGCGAAGGTCAGAAAACCGGCCTGCGCGTATGGCAGGTCGTTGCAGGCGGTATCGACCGCGCTGGTGACTTGGCCTGTGGTGCAGGCAGCGAGGGCGGCCGCGGCTAGCATGATGGCGATGGTCAATAGATGCTTCATGGGAAACGAGCCTCCTTTGGTTAGACTGCGGGAACCGGGGCCACCTTGGGGGCCGCGGTCGGGTCGAGAATGGCTGGGGTCGGCGTGGCCGGGTCGTTGATCGCGGTCTCGATGCGGGCCTTGATAGCCTCAACCGCGATGTTGCTGTTCGGGTCGATGCCAAGCTGTTTCAACGTGTCGGCGCCGTGCGCCTGAACGTATTGGACCGTCGAGGCCACCACGGCGTTTTTGACTTGGATCTGGCCCTTATCCTTCAATGCGTCGGCGGCTTGCTGCGCGCCGGCGTTAAGGCCATTCACGATCATATCCTGCAATTTCTGCCGGAGCAGTTCACTCCCGGCAAATCCGGCGTTCTTCATCAAACGTAGAAGCAGGGCAGTGAGTGCCGCGCCGATTGTCGTGCCGAAGACCGAGGCTACCCACATCAACGCTTGGCCGGCGATGGTCCCGGTGTTGATCGTGGTCTCGCTGGTGACCGGTCCCGTGGTGGTGACGGTGTTCTGCGTTACGGCCGGTGGTGTAGGCGCTGGCGTGGCTTGGGCAAATACGAGACCCGGAAGACCTCGCGTGACAAGTTCAATCGGCACAGTGCCAACCGGATATGTAAAGGCGACCGCTGCGTTCTCGTCGCCGATGGCCGCCGAAGCCGGCCCAGAAACGGCGAGGGCGAAAAACAGAGCGACGACAGCAAAGATTATCTTTTTCATGACTCTTTCCCTAGGGTTGAATAAGTTTTAGGTGCCGGATGGCACCCCAGCAATAGCGGTTTTGATGGCCCGGCGAGTGATCGGGCCGGCGATGCCGTCTGCGCGCAAGCCGTGACCGGATTGAAATGCCAACACCGCGGCTTTTGTCCGTTGGCCTATTTGCCCGTCGATTGTAAGATTGGCTCCAAGCTTATTGAGGCTGGCTTGCAACCACGGCACAGAAATCAACTCGTCGGCGGTCATATCAGACGTCGGTGCCACCTGCACCGCAGCCGGCACGTCTATATGATCGCCTGGGCTGGCAGCCTTCATACGTTCCGATACCGCCAACACAAGCGCGGCCTTGTTCATGTTTCGGCCGGGGCAATTCTTATGCGTGGTCTCAGGATCTTCCTTGTGGAAATGCAGCCCGCGCGTTCCGAACTTGTAGTCGGCCGGGTCGAGCCCGACACGGGCATGAAGGATAGCCAGCGCGCCGATCAGGTTGTCGGCGACACCGTTATCAAACTGCTCGCTCTCAAACTCGCCGACGGTCTCGACTCCCCACGTCCTGGGGTTCCAGGACGGCGAATGAACGCCGGGCGTCGTAAATGGGGTGAATAGCAGGATGCCGTCCGGGCAGACAAACGCATGCGGCCCCGCGCTCCAGCCCTGCCCCTGATAATAGCTCGCGAGATTGCGGCCCCATTGCTCCGGCGTCCAGTTGCCGTGCTTGTCGGGATGCGCTCGCCACTCTGCGTAGTTCGCCAGCGTTGGCGCGCTGGTGTTGTGGACGACGACAAAGGCCGGCGTCCATCCGTCGAATTTGAGCGCGTCGACGTGCGCCTGAAATCCGGCGAGGTCAACAAATCGGCCGACTATCGGTTTCCAAATCGCCACGATTTACCCGTTGACCGCTGGTGGACAAGGCGCGGAATCACAACCGACAAATACCCTATTTCTCGCGTGGCCGCACCCCTGTCCGTGGCACAGTTTTAGGTTTCGGCCGTCTCCACATGCCGGAACGGCCGCTTTGTATCGCCGTGTTTCAGCCACGCGCGGAACTGCGGCACGGTCATAGCGTGCACCTTGCCGATGCGATCGCGGCCTTTGCCATCCGAGAACCCGGCCTCATAGGCGCGCAACGCCTGCTTTTCGTTTGCGAAACCAAGACAGATTTTTGCTTCGTCGTATTTGCCGGTCCTGTGGTCGACTTGATCGATGGCAAAGACGTGCGGGGACTTGATGTGCGGGCCGAGGTAGCAGTCGACATGATCGCCATCTCTGGCCTCAGATTTTTTAAAATACCCGTAGTGTGCCCCGAGCACGGCGGACCATGGCTTGCCGTCTTGACCAACGCCGTGCCGGCGTTTGCCTTTGGCGTTCTCGATGGTGATGTCGTGGCCGTGGATTCTTACGTGATCTTTTGCGTAGTTGCCGGCGTGCTTCTGCGCCTCAGTCGGATTGTGATTGATGTTTGCCGCCTCGACGCGGCCGCCGTGCGCGCGGGCAGGAACGGGCGGGATGTATTGATCGCCATTCCATGTCCCGGCCAACTCCGGCCGATCCTTCGCATATTTGGAATAGATGCTGAAAGTCGGATGGTTCGGCTTTTTGAAGGTGTCATCCCAATGACCATCGGCGGCGGGCGACAGGCCGGCCTTGAACGCACCACGGAGGTCATAGTCCGCGCCAGAATCGTGCGGTGCATTGTCCGCCTTCCACTGTTGGAAGCTTGCCTCTTCATCCGGCGTTAGCGCGGTGTCGTAGTCAGCCTCCACCTTTCCGCCATCGGCGCGCTTCGGTGCCGAGCCGTCCGTAGTCGGCCTGTTCCGCTGCGTGTTCTCATACTCGCGCTGTTCGTCCGGCGAGGCGTATTGCATGAAATCGTGCATCTCGCGCTTGGAGAGCCGCGATGCCGGGTCTTGCGTCGTGCGAATGTAGTAGCCCTGCAGCCCGCGCGGGATATGCAGTTCTTCCATCTTGGCTACTGCGCCTTCGGTATCGCCCTTTTTGATTTGCTCGCGGATGCCGGGCAACGCTTCCTGCACTCGGTATTTCTGCCGATCCTTTGCGTCCTGCAATACGCCGAGCTCGGGCCCACCAGGGAAGCCCTTTGAGATCGTCGTGCCGATGAACGGCGCGATCGCCTTCATGCCAGACACTTCGGAGCCCGGTCCGCCGCCGTACCAGTCCATGGCACCCTTGATGGTGTCGACCGGTATCTGGTCACCGACAATCAGGGCGGCAATTTTGATAATGTTCTTCGTGACAGCGTACGGCGTATCAGCTTTTTTGTCATACACCGGATGCCCAAAGCCGGCGTCGTTATTATAAAGTTGCGACAACGGTCTGGCGAAGGTGCTCAGCTTACGATGAAGCATCTCGTTCGGCTCGGTCATGTAGCCCATCAACTCTTCTGTGACCTTGCCGACCGCGAGGCGCGCGTAGATCGCCGTGCCGTCAGGCTGGTAGCCGATCAGCAGGCGGCTCTTCTTGCCGGGCTCATTTTCCGCAGTCGAGCCGAGCGACTCCAGCATCTTGAACGGGTTGCCAATCGTTTCAAACGGATGCTCGCCAACACGACCAAGCAGATCGGAGAACCTGGTCCAGTACCGGCCGAGCTCGTCCTCAAGATCGCGGGTACCCTTTGACGCGCCGAGAACGCTGGCAAGCCCGAACCCGGCCGCGCCCATACCCGCCGCCGCAGCCAACCGGCCGAACGTGCCGCCTTTGCCGCCAAGGGCGCCGCCGGCAATCATGCCGCCGAGCGTGCTGACGGTATGGCCGACGCCGGCCACGTTGAACGCGCTCTGCAGGGCCGACAATGTCGCGTAATAAAGCCCGGCGTCGATCGCCAGCATCGCCAGCGACTTTCGTTTCACGTAACTCTGAACCTTCTGTAATTCGGCGTATCCGACGTTTTGCTGGATCATCGCCTGTGCGTCACGCGGCAGCCCGAGGATGGCGTCCTTGTAGGCGCCTAGGTTGCCGAGCGTGAAGCTCCGCGAGAACAGCAAGACGTTGGCAATGCCGCGGGCGATGCCAGACATCGCTTCAATCGGCAGTGCGCCGGCATATCGGTTTGCAAAGTGTGCCGCCGCCACGTTGGCGCTATAAGGATCATATCCTTTACCGACCATAGTTTCATTGACGTGCGACCACAGACCCATTTGCAGGTCACGAATGCGGTCCCAAAGCATCCGGTTGTGCCAAACGTTTCCGAACCAATCGACGGCATTGCGAACTTCATTAGCGCCTGAGCGCGGGTTATAAAGCCGCGTCAGATACCCGAGGCCTTCGGCGCCGTAGCCCAAGCCCTTGGCCGTCAACGACCGGCCAGGCCGCACCGTCGGCGCTTCCGCGATCGACACGATATCCTGCATATAGCCGTGTCCGCCGATCGGGACGACGCCACCAGCAATGGCGCGGTTCATAAGTTTCGGATCGTTGGCAACCTTGTTGCCCTCGAGATAGGTCTGGAACGTGACCACCTTGCCAGGTGCCACCGGCAGCGCGCGGCCCCATTCCACTTGATTGTGGATAAGCGGCGACATCATGATAACCGACATCACCTTGCCCTTGAGGGCCATCAAGGCGCGGTAGGTGCGGTCGGTGTCCTTGGAAAGAACGGCGCGAAGCGGACCCTCGAAATCGGCCCGGACGTAAATCGGCTTGCGGTCATAGATGATATTGCCGTCTTCATCGCGGGCCGGGACCTGCTTGTTTTCGACGGTCATGCCGCTGACGCGCTTGACTGCATCCCGATAGGTTTTCGGGTCAGAGTCGGTCATGCGCGGCATAAGCTTCGTAAACGCCGGGTGATTGAGCGTGAACCAATCCGGGGCATTCTTATCGGCCACCGGAACCTTATTGGCCGCCGCTTCGGTTTCTTCCGTCGTCAGATACTTGCGGTGCTTCAACTGCGGCGTCGACGTCGAGACGCCGCGACCGATCTGGTCGAGAACATTCGCGATTTGGCCTTCCGCACCAATCTTGCGCGTCGGAGCCCCGCCATCGTTGACGGTCGGGTTACCACTCCTTTTGCCGACTTCCTCGATAGAGTTGATAAGGCGCCGCGCCGCAATGGCGTCTTCGAGCCGTGCGTTGGCGAGCGCCAAGGTTCGGACGTCACGAACCACTTCGGCACCGGGGCCAGCCCCATGCTCGTATTTGCCTTCCGCCATGCGGACCACCATGCGCGGCGCGTAGCTCGGAAGGCCTTCGCTTTCGATCATACCGAGATCGTTGGCGTCTTTCAGATTGCGCTCACCACGGGCCTGCAGCATTTCGACAACACGCCGTTCATCCGGTGGCAGACGGTCGAGGCCGATCCCCACCGTCGACCGGCCGCGCTGCATCGCAACGCTTTGCTCGTCAGCGGCATCCCACATAGCCTTGCGGCGCTCCGGCGGGAAATTGTCCATGATGTATTTGTCGGCGGCATTCCAGGATTGCCTGGATTGCCGGCGCGCGTTGATGAACTCCTTGGCGATCGCGCGGGACTGCACGGTGGCGTCACGCGCCGCCATCGGCGCCACGCGCATCTGCATGTCACGGACGATTTGATCGACGCCAATCTTCTCAGAGAACTCGGCCGCCTTAGCCCGCAGAGCATCGGCAGCCTGCACTATCCTATCACGAATGGTCGGCTCCGCGCCGGGCAAACCGCGCGCAAACTCGCGCCGCTTCCGGTTCTCTTCGCCCGGCGTCTGCGCGGCCTCGCGGTTGTCTTGTGCCAAATACCGCTTCTGCGCCTCGATCTGGTCGGAATGGCGAGCGCCGACTTCGCCGGTTTCAATCCTAGTGAAGACGTCATTGGCGGTGGCATCCTTGCCCATGAAGCTGCGCGCCGCCGCAGCCACACGGCGGAACAGCAATTCGATCCGCTGGAAGGCGTCCCGGATCAGGCCTGGCTTTTCGATCGACCGTTCAGTGCGCCATTTTGAGAACTGTTCGGCAACGGCTTCTTCCACCTTGCGGTCCATTGAAAGGTCCGGATAGCGGTCCTCGATGTTATGCTTGCCGAGCCAGTCATCCTTGACCGCCGCATCGCGTAATGCCGCCCATTCGTTCGGACGGATCAAACCGGCCTCACGGAGATGATGGACAATTTCATGGCGCACCGTGCCGGCAATCTGGGCCGGACTGCCCTTTTCGAGAGACCACGCGACAAGGTGCGGGAAGGCCTCGCTGTTGACGAAGGCACCCCATATCTGATTGCCGTTCTGCCGGAGCGCGGCTGCGCCCCTGACGTCGGCCTGCGGCGCCATGCGCTGACCGATCTCGGCAACAGCGTTGGCAATCTTTTTCTCAGCCGCCGTGTAGCGCTCGGTCGGCTTGATATGGGCTTCCGTTTTTGCCCCGATACGAACGGCGGTCTCGCCAAGCTTCGGGCCCATGTCGCGGCCTTCGGCCTGATCCCAGCCGCCGCGGCGCTCCTTCACCTCTTCCGTAAAGACGTCGGGATGCTTCGGCGCCTTCAACGACTCGCTCAGCGCATGAAGCTTATCCAGCGCGGCGCGGTAATCATTTTCCTTCGGCCATGTCTCGCCCAAGGTCTTTTCGAGTTTCGCAACGCTGTCCTTTTCGCCGGCCAACTCGCGTTCCAACCGGTCCGGGTTCTGCCGGATGTTACCGAGGATATTTTCAAACCGGCGGATCAAGCCGCCGGGATCGGTCTGCGCATTAATGACCGTATCGTTCGGCGTGCCGTAGCCGCTCTTGCCTTTGAGTGACGGCTGCGCCCGCAGAATGGCCGACGAGCCATCCCAGCCGCCACGCAGTTCGACGTTCATATCGAAGCCGGACAGCTTGCCGAGCGTGACAATCTTCGGCGTGTAGAAGGTGCGGGCATCAACAGCCAATAACCGATCTAGGATTGCCTGCCCGGCCACCTTGCGATCAGTCACCACCGAGCCGCCGAGCTCAGCGCTAAACTTGTCGCCGGCCAAATCCTGCACGCTGGCAGCATCGGCCTTGGCGTTCGGCAATGCGTCCTCGTATCCCTGAATACGGGTTTTTGCCGTTCCGGTTTCCCACTGCGCCCGCGATTTCGTCGCGTCAAACGATCTACGCTGCGCCGACAAGGCGCGGACCTGGCGATCGAGTTCGGCGTGCTCTATAATCCGCGGGTCACCAGACGCGGCCGCCTTCATTTCCGCAGCTTCCGGCAGCGGGTTGTCGATGTCTTCGGCGTGGCGGGAGCCCTTCGCCCCCGACAAAACCTGCCCGATAAACTTCGATTTGGTGTCAAGCTTCTGCCACATGAAGGCGTCGAAAGAGCGCTTCGTGACATAGCGGTAGATCTGCACGTCCTTATTCTTGTTGCCTTGCCGCACGATACGGCCGTCGCGCTGCGTGACATCCGCTGGCTTCCACGGTGCGTCAAAGTGGTGCATCGCGATAAGTTTGTCTTGGACGTTTGTGCCGACGCCCATCTTTCCGGATGATCCCAAGATAACCCGGACTTCACCGTTGCGGACCTTCTGGAACAGTTTTGCCTTCTTGTCGTCGTCCGTCGCGTCATGAATTGCTGCGATCTCTTTCGCCGGGATGCCGGCGTCGACAAGGCGCTTCTTGATGTCGGCGTACAGGTCGATGCGCGGCGCCGCTTCCTGTGCCGGGTCGGCACCTTCCTCGAGATCGACGTCAGCCGGCTTCTTCTTTGCCGCGGCCTTGCTCTTCGGTACGCCCATGTCGAGGAACACCATCTGCACCTTGTTCGGCGCCGACGGGTCAGCGTTGCCCTCTTCCCATATGCGATGGATATTGTTGACGCCCAGGGCGATCTTGCCCTGCGGGTTGAAATCAAAATCAGGCGAAATCAGCCGACCATCGGTGGCGACCTTGCGGCCTTCCGTCACCACGCTCAGCATGTTCGGCTGGCCCTTTTCAGGGCGCTTGCCTTTGAGCGATTCCGCGAGTTCGACCAATTTCTGGATGTGCGCTTCTTCCTGGGAAGAAGGCTCCGCCTGGACGATCTCGATGCCGGGCGCCCCGCTGCGGGTTTTGACATCCGGCGTCGGCAGTTTCAGCATGTCCGCCGTTTTTGTATCTGCGATCTCTGAATACAGAGACACCAGTTCCGGCACGTTGACAAACTTCGAGAACGACGACACCTCCTTGAAGGTGCGACCGTCAGCCGACAATTCCATATTGTTGACGACGCGGCCGAAGGTCGAAGCCCAGGAATCGAACGTATCCAGTCCGCGCTCTTTCAACGCACGCAGGTTCAAATACCGCTGCATCGTCCAAAGCTCGGCCATCGTGTTAGAGACCGGCGTCCCGGTGGCAAACACCGCCGCTCGCCCCGGCCGCTTCTGTTCCAAGTATTGAATCTTGAGGAACAGGTCTTCGGCGCGCTGGCTATCACCCTGCGCCAAGCCCTTGACGCGCTGCATACGAGTTATAAAAGCTAGGTTCTTGAACGAGTTGTGGACTAGGACTCCATTGGCGAAATAATTGTGCTCGCCGGCGACGCCGAGATCATAAACGAAGCTATCTTCTGAACCACCAGTTCTGGGTTCGCGATCACTTCCTCGTTCGAGAATCTCAACACTGACCACCCGAGCGCATTCAGTATTTCTGTCTTGCGTCGGTCCAGAAACTTCCATTTCCGAGAACGATGGCTGTTGCCGTCCACCTCTATAGCCAACTTGCGCACCGGGTCCGCCAAATCCACCTTGTAGCATTGCGGCAGACTCTGAAATCGACCGTGCACTGGCTTCGTCAGTATTGCATATTCCATGGGAAGACCGGTCAAGCCATGCAGTAGCAACTGCGGCTTCGTCGGCTGGCCGTTGCCGCCGCGAGATAGAAAAGTCCGCCCGCTCAGCGACACGCTGACTTTCTGCCGGATATCCGCGTTTGACATCGGGTTGTCGGCAAGCATTCTTTTTGATGATGCCGACGCCATCATGGCCTTGTATTCTGGCTCCAACCATTTCTTCCGCGAAGCGGCCCACATCGGCGCGGACTTCTCCATCCGCCCAGGCTGCGCCATCCGCCATGACGCCGCACATGGACTGCCGCAAAACCGTCGCTTGTCGTTGTTCGTCTTTCCAGAACTGCGAAACTGAAACGGCTCGCCGCACAGTTCGCAATTCTTTTCTACTAGTTTCTTGGCTGCCGTTTTCGCACACTGGCGCGAGCAATGCTTCTGGGTATTCCCAAGTCTGCCGCGCGACGCTGGCACAAACGGCCTCTGGCAAAGCGCGCAAAGCCTCTCCCGGCTTGATTTCATCTGCCCTGACATACCCTCGCCCATCCACAAATACTCGATGATTGACTGTGCAAAGTATGTCAGATTTATCGGTTTTTACAAGCACAAACTGCTTATTGCCGCGATTGTGCCGCCAATAATTGTGGATCGGATTCCATATAAGGCGACCGGTCCGGTGATCTATGCTGGCGACAGAAACCGATAGTTGCCTCTCAACGATCTCACCAATTTTGATTGGACCGCGATCTGTCTGGACCATCGTATTGTATGGGAAGCAATGCGCTTCATCGATGAAGAGATTATCGACGCCGGATTCTTCAAAATTGGTCCCAGCATCCTTGCGCTCTTCATTCATCAAATTTTCAAGCCGCCCCTGCAGCTTCTTTTTTGCCTTTTCCAAGCTCTTTACCGTCGGCGACTTCTTATCGCTTTCAGCGGCTTCCGCCTTAATGGCCCGATCCAATTCGTCGAGTTGGTCGCGGATGAAGGCCCTGCGGAACTCCTGCCCCATGTTAATGCGACCGAAGGCATCATGCGTAATGATGACGCTGTCCCAATCGTTGGACGCCACGCGCGCCAGAAACGCCTTGCGGTTCTCCCTGGTCATCTCGTCTTTTTGCGCGACCAAAATCTTAGCGTCTGGATACGCCTGGATAAACTCGCGCGAGAACTGTTCCAACATATGATTTGGAACAACCATCATCGGCTTATTAATTAAGCCAAGTCTTTTTTGCTCCATCGCCGCCGCAATCATTGTCGCGGTTTTTCCAGTCCCGACGTCGTGTGCAAGCAACGTGTTGCCGTTCTGGACGATCCGCCAAACTGCATCCTTGCGGTGCTGGCGTGTCGCGAAATCAGGATTGAGCCCAGGCAGCGTCAGGTGCGTGCCGTCGAACTTGCGCTGCACAAGGTTGTTGTATGTGCGATTGTAGATCGCCTCCAACCGTTGGCCGCGCTCCGGATCTGCGAACACCCAGCCGTCGATGCCGTGTTCCTGGTCGCCGGTGAACGTCTCTTTCAGCAGTTCGGTCTTAACCCTGGCTTCCGTGGTAGACTTTTCGTTGACTGACTTGCTTCCATCGCTGTGCTCATCCCAAACCGTGATCTGCCTATTGTTGAGGGCGGCATCGACTATCTTTGCTGTCTCAACACGATCCGTTCCATATTTTGCTCTGGCATCGCGGGAATACATCGTGGCGCTTGACCGCCATTCCCCGGTCAACGGGACCAGCTTGACCTTGACGCCCTGACCGCCGATTTCCTTGAGGAAGCTTTCGTAGACGTCGCCTGGAACCCATGGCGCCCCGAACTGCGCCGTGATGTCTGAGCCGGTCAACGGCTCCGGCTGGACCTTTTCGAGCGCTGACACGTTGCGCATATACGACGTGTCTTCGGCGGCGATGGCGCGGGCATCATCAAGCTTCTTGACCACGTCGCCGGACAGGTAACTATCGGCGGTCTCCCATTTCCGGCCGTCCGGGTTCTGGTAGACCAAATCGCCAAGATGGCGAACGACGTCTTCCTGCGTCTGTAAATTGAGAGACTGTGCGATGTGGTCGAGATCGACGCCGCCGGTGAAGTCCAACGAAGCCGCCAGAGCATCGGACGGCCCGTTGATCTGGCGTTCCATCGGCGCGTCGATGACATCCTTGGTCTGGATATCGGCCCGCTTCGCCTTTCCGGTCTCGGTGTCGTAGTTCTCGATCGCCGCAACTTTCCAAGCGTCAGGATCCGCCATGAACTTAGCGATGTTCGGATACCGAGTGATTGTCACCGGTTCGCCAAGCTTGTTAAGCCGGCTGGTTACGGTGCGCTCTTCCTTATTGATCGGCCCGTGTTTGGCGACAAAGGCATCATAAGCATCCCGCAGCTTGGCGCGGCCATGTTCGGCTTGCGCTGCCGAGTTCTCACCGCCGGCAAGCTGTGTCGCCAACAGATCGTTGACGACGTCGCGCATGCCGACGAGCCGCGTAACGCGGTCGTGGTCCTCCGCGTTGAGCGGATGAGCAAAGCCCTGCCCCTCGCGGCGCTGGTGCAGCTTGCCGTCCTGCAAGAAGAAGGCGCCATCCTTGATGCCGGCCGCGATATCGTTGCCGTGGATAGGCGGCGGCGGCGGGGTGTCGCGAGCGACAAAGGCGCCCTTCGGCATGTTTTGCGCCGCGGCGGCAATCCTGTCCTGCAGGCCTTCGGCGTCACCAATAAGCACCGGTTCATTGTCCCGGTACATGGTGCTCTGCAACCGCATTTCACCAAGCATCATTTCAGGATGATCGGCAAAATATTCGTTGATTTTCGTCGGGCCGTCCGGGGTTTGGATTTCTTTCAGGTCAAACCAGTTGGCGCCGGGGAACGGCGCCTCGCCCGGAATCTTCTTGCGAAGAAACATGACGTCGGTGGTGACTTGCGTCCCGGCATTGCCGGCAAAGGCGCCCTTGTTGCCGCCAGGTAACCGGATGGCCCCGACCAGATCGGCCGTCTTGCCGAGTAGCCGGCGCGTGTTGGCGTCGACGCGGTCCATGCTGTAGCGCGACGTCACAAATGCGACGACGCCACCGGGCCGAACCTTGTCGAGCGATTTGACGAAAAAGAAATCATGGATCGGAAACGAGCCATACGGCTTTTCCGAAATATTGTAATTGCCGAACGGAACGTTCGAGATCGCGAGATCGTAATAGTTCGATGGCCGCTTCAAGTCCTCAAAGCCGTGAACGTTGACTTCGGCGTTTCCGTAGAGCGCCTTTGCGATACGGCCGGTAAGCGGGTCGAGCTCAACCGCCGTCCAAGCCGTCTTCGGCGCCACCTTATCCGGGATCATGCCGATGAAATGGCCGACGCCGGCCGCCGGCTCGATCGCCATCCCGCCGTCATAGCCGAGATGATTGATGGCATCCCACATGCCGCGGACGACGTCAGGCGACGTGAAATGCGCGTTTAGTGTAGACCCTCGAGCCGCGTTGAACTCTTCATCGGTGACCAGCGATCGCAGCGTATCGCGTTCCGCTTTCAATTCCGTCTTGTGCGGCGCGAACATATCTTGCGCGAAGGCGCCCCAGCCGACGTACTGCACAAGGGCTGCCTTTTCGCCAGGCGTGGCATCGCGGTTTTCATCCTCAATGGTCTTGAGGATACGGATTGCCTCGAGGTTGCCGCGAATCTTCTGGCGCGGGCCACCTTCGCCAATCTTGTCGGCATCAGTAATTCGGTAATTCGAGCGGGAGCGCTGCGCAATCTTGGTCTGCGCTTCGTTCAGTCCTTCAACGGCTGGTGGATTATGTCGTGCCTCACCAACTCGTCGGCTTCCCTCCGGCGGCTTTGTAACGCTTGTACTAGCGCCAGGTGCGGGAGCTTCCGTATTTCCGGGCTGTTTTTGTACTGCATCATTAGCGTCAAAAACAGATCGCTCGCCTGCTCCCCCACCGAAGAGAGATAGCTGTTCAGGTCGCCCGATCGGCGTAGCCCGGCGAGCACGTCCGGCCGGTTTTCCTCCAGGAACCTCTTGTGTTCCTGTGCGTATGCCGCCGCTTTCGGGTTCTCCGCGACTTGCATTTGCAGCCTCCGTTCCCTCTATTTGGGGTACAATGGGACCTTTGTCAACGGGCTCTGCGGCAGCCTTCCTCGCGGCATCGAGCAGGCTTAGCTGTTGTGCCCCATCGCCGAACAGGCCACTAGCGGTAGTGTTCTGCTCGACCTTCGGCCGCATCGGCTCCGCCGCGCGCCGGCGCATAAGCTCGGCCGCGGAAATCTTTTCGGTGCCTGGGAAGACGTATTGATCGCCCTTTTTCCCGCCGGCAAGATCGACTTGCTCAACACCAGGAACGGTCGTTAGGTTTTTGAGGCTGAATGGGCGCTCTGGTCGCTGAGCACGGACTGCCGATTCTTGATCGCCTCCATAGCCCTCTTCTCGAGATCCTTTGCGGCCCTCGCCAAGCCAAGGTCCCCGTACTGCCCGGCCAGCTTCTTCGCCGCCCGTGCGGTCACCAAGGCCGCCGCGGTCGGAAACTCCCGCATCTGGTTCATAATCTTCCCACTCCCGTTCTAGGGCGAGCCGCGTTATATCGCGCGGCTTCACCGGGACCAAGCCTAAACCAAGCCCTTCATCGGCATTAACTTTTGCAGCCTCTTGAGCATAGAGCCGCAGCGCGCGGGCAATCCGCATCGCCGCCGCTGCCCGATTGCCCTTCGGGTCGTAGAACATTCGCATGAATGCCTCGACCTGCGCCGGCATCTTGTCGAAGGCGTCTTGCTGCGCCAAATAGTTTTCAAGCTTTTCGCCACGGCTGCGAATATCTGCGGTGCGCTTTACTGCCTCGAGCAGATCAGGGGTGGCGTCCATATCAGACCGGACGCGGCCGGCCTCGACTTCGGAGCGCATCCGCGCCCACTCAGGCGCCGCGGCAGTTAAGGCGTTGGAAATCGACCGGACTTCATCGTGCGTCGACTCCGCAATGCGCGCCAAAACGCTAGCATCGCCGTAGGCCTTCGCGAGCACAGCATTACGCACCCGCGCCAGACCTTCCGCCGACAAGGCGCCGCGCGCATCAGCCATCGCCCCCTGTTCAGCCTGCGGCAACAGCGAAACGAAACGCCGAACAAAGTCACGATTTGCAGGGGCGCCGATATCTTCTGCGTTGCGTATTAAGCCGATCGACCGCGCATCCATCAGCCGCGCATCGGCCATCGCCCGTTCCGGCGCCGACATACTGAGCGTTGAGGCCTGGTTCGCGGCGACCGTGAACGACCGCCGCTCCTGTGGCGACATCGGCGTGACGCGCTTCCGGACCAAAACCGGGTTCTGATAGCCGGAGACGTCGACGCCCTGGCGCGTCAGCCAATCCCGATAGGCCTGTGCCTGCGGTCCGCCTTGCTCGTAAACGCTTCGGAGCGCGAGCACACGGCCGTTGCCGCTTTCCACCATGCCGTCAGGTCCGACAATCGGCGCCCCGCGATCAGCCTCGGCCGAATAGCCAAGACGTTCTGGGTCGAGATTGGTGGCGATGTCGCGGACCTGTGCCTGGCTGGCGGCTCGATCGCGCTGCCGCGGCTGCAGGCTGGTATCGTAGCCGGGATCCTGAGAGGTCCTGAGACTCGATGCCTCGACAACGATCGGCGCGACATCGATAGCCGTGCCGTCGGCAGCGGTCACGCGATGTTCAGGAATGCCGGGGACCTGCTCCCCGGTCAGTCCTTTTTCTGATTCCGCTCGGCCAAGAGCTCGTCCAGTGCCCGAATCTGCGCCTTGTCCGAAATTTCTTCCATCTCGGAAAATGTCGGCGAGCGGCCCGTTTCCTTCGACGAGTTCGTAGTGGCCTTTGGATGTGTCGGCGTCAATGAAGTCATTTGCATCTCCCCTTAACATATAGGCCGTTTTGCGCGGCTTGTCACCTACCTCAGTGATATATTCTGGCTTAACAAGCCGTCCGGTATTCAGAAATCTAGCGATGTTCCGCCGGGCCGAAATCTCTGGTGTAGCCGCCACATGGGCGATATCGACCGTATACCCCAACTGTTTCAAGCGGTTAACCAGTTTCTTTATGCCATCGGCACTCGCTCCTACTTTTGGCAAGACGATGTTGCCACCGTCGCGCGCAATGTTCTTAAGGACGTCGATCGCGAGTTCAGAGCTTTCCTCATGCACAGCACTGGTGCCGAGGCCGTTGTGATATTCAGGAATGATCTTTTTCGCGTCGTCGGGGTCAACGATCGCGGCCCGATATTTCCGCGCAACAGGTTCCGAAATGGACGACTTGCCTGCAGCCGGGGGCCCGAGCACAATGACGGCATGGCGCCCATGCTCGACCTGACCACCGGAATATGCGCTGGCCTGATTCGTCAGGGCAGAAACAGCGGCATCCCAACCCCTGACGGGCTGACCACTAATGTTGTAAACGCGCTGGCTGCGCCATTCCGGGTTCTGGAAATCCTCCGGTGTTCCGGTTGGAACACGACTGCTGTTTTCCGCCACGGCATTGAGCACCATGGGATGCTGACTTAGCTCGTCGGCGGTCGCCCCACGATCAAGCGCGGCCTGCAGGCTTTTCTGCGGGTAAACCATGTCGTGGTAGAACGCATTGAATTTTTCCCACGCCGGCCCGAGATATGCCGCGCCACCTTCAAGCGGATCAACGCGCGGCTGTTCCTTGGCGAACGCAACAAAGTCTTTCATCGGCGGATAGATCGGAAGCGGCAAGCCGCTCCGCATCAAAGGAATCGCCGCCAGCGCCTTCGACGTTTTGCCGACGCCATCCGTCCAGAAATGGTCCAGCATGTTTGCGCGCCATTCAATCCATGCCGCGGTCTCGACCGGATCCGCAGCAGGGTTTGAAAGGCGCTCGGCCAATTCCTGAGAGAATTGACCATAGGCAATCGGAAGATCCTCCGCCCTGGTCTGCATCGGGAATTTTGTGTTGGTCGTGCGCTCCAACTGGCCCGGCTTGACGATGCCATTGTTTACAGCAACGGCGACGTCATTAACCAGCGTCCCCATTTCCGGGCCGGTGGTCGGGATATCGTCTTTGTAATCGTACAGCCGGCGAACGATGCCTTCGTAATTTGAGGCGGCCTGTGTCGCGGCAGCCTTGGGCGTCAGGCCATCAACAAGCTTCTCTTCCTTGCCTGGGGTCGACGAGGTATCCAGCGTTCCGGCAACCGTGCGCGACGTCGCGCGAAGGTTACGCATCGACTGGTCAACGTAGTCGTCGACATTTGGAACGCCGGTTGGCCGATCGCCACCGAGAATTGAAACGTCATCTTCGGCCGGGTACGGCCGACGCTCTCCAGGCTCCACAGCGGGAGCACCAGGAGGTGCTGGCGGTCCAGGCGGTTCACCACCGAGAATATCCTGAATGGCATCGGAGTGCTGATTCGGCTTCTCCGCGGCCGGCTGTTCGGCACCGCGATACGGTGTACGACCCATACCACCCAGGAAGGCACCACCGAGCAGGCCGCCGAGCACGCGCTGAATATCGAGCGAGTAGCCGGCCTCCGGATCATAAAAATTCTGTGCGATCTGTTGACCGAGCCAGGTCTGCGCTTCGCCAAGCGTGGCAAAGGCAACGCCGGTCTGCGCCGCATGTTGAAGCCGCGCCCGCGCCCAATCCGCGATGCCAGGCGCCAGCCGTTCGACCGGCGTCATCACGGCATGCAGCGGCACCGCGCCCGCGGCGGCACCACTGTAGAAGCCCATGCGCGCGGCTTCGGCCACCGCTTCCGGCGAGGCGTTTTTCGCTCGAGCGGCTTCCGCCTGTTCATGGGCACTGGAAAGGCCCATGCCGGCCATACCGAGACCTACGGCGGCTTCTGGGCCGAGCACAGCGCCGGCGGCGAGGTAAGGTGCCATGCCGCCGACTACGCCGGCAGCCTGTGCCGTGATCGACTTCTGTTCGTCCAGCGACATCGGGAACTGCTTTTCCCCGAACTCTTTAATCGCGTGGCCGGCTTTGTAGAGCATCGTTTCCTGCGGCTTGTAAGCCGCCTTTGCCGCCTCGACGTCAGCCCTGGTGTGCTTGCGGGTTTCAGGATCCATGTCCTGATAGCCGATCGGGTCATCAGCCATCGGCACTTTTTCGCCGCGGTCGATGCGATCGAGGTTCGCCAGCAATTTGGTATTATAGTCCCCGCTCAGTTCCGGTAGGCCGGCGAGCAGAGACCCAGTCGAGGAAACGGCACTTTGGGCCACGGCGGACGCGGCGACAGGCAGATACCCCCGCCACTGCGGGACATCCTCCCATTCGTCGCCGCCGGCCACCTGTGCGGCCGGCGCCTTGGCCTGTGCCGGCGCGGCGGCAGGTTGGGGCGATGGCGCCGCAGCGCTGAGACCAGAAGGCGGCGTAGGGGAAGACACGTCTTCCCAATCGCCACTGTCATCAAGGGATGCCATCGAATCTTCCAGATCGGGGCCGCGAGACTTGGAAGGCTAGCAGTTTTCCGAGGTTCGGTAAAATGCGCTGTTTAGGCTATTGGCGCGTGCCGTCCGCAGAATAGACCGAGCCATCGGCGGCCAACCAACGCACCGCACCGGTGGTTTTGTTCCGTTGCGGTTTGGCGTCTGCCGGTACGCTTGGCGGCCGGGGCGGCGGAGCGGCCGCAGCAGATGGTGCCGGCGCGGCCGGTGCCGCCGGTGGTGGGGCTACCGGCGCGCGGCCGCTGCTCGGCGGAGCGCCAGCCTTCACACCGTAGCGCTGCTCCCAATAGTCGAGCGTCGACTCCGGAGCATTCTTTTTGCCCATATTGATCGGGTTCGACGTCCACGACTTCCATGCACTGGAAGCCAAATTCAGCCGCCGGATAGTGTCCTGGTCGGCGTTCGGCGCACGGTGGGCTAGCGTCGTGGCTTCCTCGAGCGTCAGTTCCGGCAGGCTTGGATCGGCCGCGCGCTGGCGTTCCCTATCTTCCATCAAACCGCGCGCGAGAGAAAGTGTGGCGCCGCCGACTGGCTTGGCGCCGACCTGCACAGGTTTCGACGTAACGGTGCCGGTCTTCTTATCGAGGAACAACGACCCGGTCCCATCCGCTGACGGCCCGAGATAGGTCGAGTTCTCGCGATCGAGCATACCTTGACGGTAATTAGCGAGGGCTTCGACCTCTGCTTTTTGATGCACCGTCATTTGGCTGTACGGACGCTGGGCGATATCGGCGGCCTGCGCCAGCTTCCGCGCCTCCATATCGATTTCTTGCTGCTTCATCCCGCGCTGAGCCTCTTGCTGGCGCAGCGTCGAATAGGTCTGCAGGCCTTGCTGACCGCCTTCGCCGATCGCGACACCGGGGAATGGCGAACGTGACGCCATCATGCCGAAGCCGGCCGAAATCAGCGCCGGCCAAAGCTTACCGTTGGCCGACCAATCGATTCCGCTAGGTGGTGCCACGCCTTGACGGGACTGCGCCGATAGTTCGGTCGAATTGTTGCCGATCGTCGGCGTAGAGTTCTGCGGCAGCCGCGAATTGTCATCGGCCAGCCTGTGACCGCCGGCAACGCCATCGGATGGCCCCATCCCGAGCGCGGTCTGGAACCGGTGCAGGTAATCCTCTTGGGTCGTGCCGGTGAAATCTTTCTTGCCAGGTCCAAGCCAAGCATGCACGGCGCCGGGCAGGCCCAATTGGTTGATGTAGGAGCCCATCTTCGCCTTGTAGACGGCGTCCTGGGCTTCCTTGCTGGCAAGGAATTGCGACGGCGTCAGGCTGTGGCCGAGAATTTCTTTCGTCCAAACAGGGACATTGGCGCCCATGACCTGATAGGCCCCATAGGCACGATCGCCAGTTTTCGGATTGATAGGCCCGAGCGCGTGATAGTTGCCGCTGCTTTCGATGCTGCGGTGCGCCGCAGCAATCTTGTCCATGTTGTCGGCAAAGCCGGCCGTAGGCGAACTGAGATTGCGCGCAGCGGCAGGCGGAACGGCATCAGTTCCGGTGACCACCGGTGCAGGCCCGGCAAAACCGGCTGACTGTGGCATGTGAAGCGGCGCCGGGGACAGATCGCCGATGCCGGAATCACCAGCCGGACCTTGATCCTGGAAGCCAGTCGAATGCGGCATGTCGAGCGGGGCATCATGGGTCAAGTTTGCAATGCCGCTGGCAGGCGGTGCCGCATCGCCATTGAACCGATCCGAGAAGGAAGCGCCATCGCGCGGCGGCTCAACGTCAGCTTTAGGCGGTGGTGCAACGCCGGCGGCGTCATGGAAACCGTTTGACTTCGGCAGCGGAGCGCCGGCCCGCAGAATATCCTTGGTGACCGCGTTCACTTCCGGGTCGACGTTGAATTGCGTCTGGTCCGGCGCGATGCCGCCGGCCGTCGGGTCAAACGGAATGCCGTCGTCATACGGCGATCCGCCGTCGGCGTAACCGTGAGGCACCATGATACGATCATGGGCCGGGAGGTTCGCGATACCGCCTGACGCGAAGCGTCCAACCGCACCACCACGGCGGTAGACCGCTCCAGCGCTACCGGAAATGTCTGTCGGAGAGAATGCTTGCGGCGCGAGACCCATCGGCATCGTAGCCCCGACCGGCGACGGCGCAAACCCGTTCTGTCCCGGCGCGGCAAGGCTCATCGGCTGGCCTGGACCATTGCCGGCGATCGCCTTCGCCATGGCCCCGATCTGCTCACCCATCTTGGCCGCAGACGGTTGCTGATTGGCGACCCCAGCCGAAGGATGCGGTGCCCCAGGGCCACGCGAGATCGAGTTCTGCGGTATCCAACCGTGCGCGCCGCTGTACGGCATTCCCGACATCGGGCCACCGTCGCCAAGGCCTGCTACGCCGCCACCGGTGTCGAAATGCTGAATGCGGCCGCCATCGGCGCGGTGAAGGCGCCGGGCCATGGTTTCGTGAATGTCCTCTACCTGAACGCGGTTGCCAGGCGATTTCGTCCGCTGCATCGCGGCAACTTGATGGTGCGCGGTCAAATGCGTGCCGGCAGCGGCACGGACTTCCGTACCGTCCGGTTGCCGTTCCACGACCGCCAGCGGCAGTTCGCCGCGATTGAGGCGGTGCAGAACTTCATCCTTCGAGACTGGGCCGAGATCGAGCAATTCGTTCTCGCGGCCGTGCTCGGCAAGCATCCTGATTTGGTCCGGATGAACCTTGTCGGGGTTGTAGTGGAACACGCCGCTGTGTGCCTCGACGCGCGACATGCCGTGCGGAAGCGGTAGCTCGGGGGTGCCGTGCGGGAACATATGCGCGCGGCGATGGCCGGCGACGAGTTGGCGTTGCTGAGCGACGAGCGTTTCGTGCGGCTCTGGAATGGTATGGGTGTCGTGATCCGGCACCACGCCGCCGCTGGCGCGGCCGACGGCCCCTCCACGGGCCATCAAGGCGGTAAGCCAGCCAGCCGAACCAAAAGCACCAGTGCCGCCCAGAATGCCGGCCGCCGAGGTGCCGGCGCCGAGAAGCTGGCTCAAGCCGCTTGGCCCCGGCTGAGTCGTCGAGCCGGTCCCGCCCATCTGGCTTCCGACCCCGGTCGTAAGACCTGCAAGCCATTGCGCCTGCTGATACGGGAACGACTGCTGATTCATCCACTGCTGATAATTTGCGGCATCCTGGGCTTGCTGCGTGCCTTGCTGCAGCGTGCCGGCGCCGACCTGGGCGTTCGCCCCCGTCAGCCCGGCGTTCTGGCCAGACACCCCGAGATTGCCAAGCGAATACGCGCCGGCCGCCCTCTGCTGCTGCTCGGTAAGCGCCGTGTTGAGACCGGTGGTGTAGCCCTGGTTCCGCAGGTTCGCGATGACCGGTGCCTGCGCAAGCTGTTGCTGGTTTGCGGTTTCCGCCTCGGCAACAGCCTCACGATTCCCGCCAAGAGCGCCTTGCGCAATGGCGTTGCCTTTAACACCCTGCATCTGCTGCGCGTTCTGATTGTTGAACTGCGCTTGCGTGGCGTTAACAACGTCCTGCGTATAAGGGCTTTCGTACTGCCTGATCTGCGCCGCCGTAATCGGACTGGCAGCATCGGTCGCCATCCCGGCGGCCTGCTGGATATATGGCTGCGCAAAATTGGCGTAGTTGTTGATGCCGGAAATGCCGGCGGATTGCTGCGCGTTGACCGGCGCAACAAGCTCACCGGTATAAGATTGGTACGGGGTCCCGGCGACACCTTGCGCGCGGTTCAAAAGATCGAGGTACGCCTGATAGGCATTCGGATCAGGCGAGTTGCTGGTAGTTGTGGTCTGTGAACCTTTTTTGCTCATGCGTCCGCCCTATGGGTTGCTGACGCGCTACCGTTCGCACTCTTAGGCTTTGGCTGTCTTTCGAGAATGTCTTTCCAGAACTTGTTATTCGACAATTCAAGATTGGCAAAATTCGCGCCGTAAACGAAAAAGGCCCCGCACGGCGTCCCAAGAACACGCCGATAGAGCCTAACCTTTTCTTCCATCCGCTGATTTGTTAGAACGCCGATCACTAAAGGAACGCATATTTTATCTGCGCATTCTTTTGCGAACACTATGAGGTCTTTGCCGTAGCCTGCCTTGCGATGTTCAGGGCTGACAAAGTTGAAAACCTCTTCCAAGTGGTCGGCGTTGGTGTACCAATACTTCGACATAAACAGATAGATCATCGCCTTGATGTTTCCAGGCCCGCCGATTACGCCCATGATGCCGCCCTTGCGATCAAACGCTTGAGCAAACATTTCACGGGCGCGACCGAGATCGAGCGGCAACATTCCGCCTTCCGCGTGCATAAGATGCAGGAGCCGGATGATCTCCGGCTCGTCTGCCTTTGTTGCGATGCGGACGGTTTCGGCCATTGGCTTAGTTCATCGCTTTCGCGTCGGGAGCCGGAGCATCGGTGGTGATTTCAGCGGGCGGCGGCGCTGCACCGGTGGCGGCAGCGGACTTGGCCTGGTCGATGATCTCCAAAAGCTGGCCGAGCGCTTCGTGAAGCTGTTTCGCACACGGCACGTCCATCCGGAGGCGCGCGACGATCACAGGATCCGGGTCGATGGCTTTGCCATCATCAGTCGGCGTGAAATTTAGCGCTGCCAAATTCACGTTCACAACCTCGTTCAAAATGCCGCGGCCGACAACGGCGTTCGCAAAGGTGATTCCAACGGCGTCAGTTGATTTCATGGTTCAAATCTCTCGGTTTGGTTACAACAGCATTCCTAGTTTGCGAGCATAGTCGATTGGGTCGGTGGCGTGTTTATGTCTATTACATGAAGGGCACGTAATTTGAAGATTGGCACGGGCGTTTGTCCCACCACGCGATAGAGCGACGATATGATCGACATGATAACTGCGGTTAACTTTCTTGCGACAATAAGCGCATCGCCCATTCTGGGCCTTAAGTATTTCAGCAATGTCAATTTCTGTATGGACGCCTCCGCTATGGCGAACGCGCGATTTTCGATTTCTTGCGTGGACATTAAATCTCTCTGGATTTTTAGCATATGCTAGTCGTCGTTCTTTGCCGAGTTTCTCTTTATTGTTGTCATACCGCAGCTTGCTGCGATTACGTATTTTGTCTTTGTTTTTTTCGCTGTAGTATTTATTCCATCGTCTTATCGAATCCTTTCGCGTGGTCCTATTCTGCCGTCTCTTTTTTGCATTTATCTTTTCTTTGTTCTTTGGCCTATCCACTCCGTAGTAGATTTTGCTAGCTATTTTTGCGCATTCTAGGCACCGACAGTTTGAAGCATACCGCAAATCAAAATGCCCGTGCGGGCATGGGTTTCCAGTAAAATAGTATTTTGATCCAGTTTGCTTTGCCTCTTTACGTGAAACGACTTCATGCTTAGGCTCTTTCTTAGCCATTGAACCCTCCTGCGGTTCGGTCGGTTAGAGGCTCGCGGCGTCCTAAGCGCTTAGCGGGCCTCGTTTAATTCATATCACTTTTTAGCTGGTGGTGGCAGTTTCTTTTGAGTTGCTATCTCGCGTCGTCTTGTTGACATCACCCAGGCGTCAAGAATCTTGTGCCCTTCTTTGATGCTACCTTTCCCGATCATCCTCACCGATTCCGGGTCGATGACGAACTCCCCACCACTCAAAATTACCGGTGTTGGCTTTCCAACACCATCATCGCGACTGCCTCCGTCGGAAAATTTCATTGGGCGCGGAGGATGAGGGGCACCAGACCCATGAGATATTTTCATGGACGGAGACCCATACGGTCCGCCTGGGCCGAACATATGGTTTAGTGACGCGAATCCAGCTATTGTATTGCCCTGGCCAAGCGATGCAACATGCTGGCTTGGGAGAACATATGACGATCCAGGGACGGTAACCGAATGCCGGTCTGTGCGGCCGGGGACGGCACTCAGAATCGGCCCGGTCGTCATCCCCCTGATTTCATTCCTTTGCTGCCATGGCGGCGAGATGTGCGGCCCTTTTGCCATGTTGAACCCGCCGCTTGCGCGCTCGAGCGCGCCGCCCGTGCTCATGAGCGGACGGTTCATTGGTTCTACTGGCGGGGCGACCCCGCCAAATGTGCCGGACAACTGAGGCGTTGCCATATTCCCATTGGAGCCGCCAGGGCCAGGTGCCCCACCCGGAGAACTGGGAAATAGCATTTTCTGTTGGTCCGACGGCATTACCCCGTTGGGCCCATCGACTGGCATAGGCGGCACCGGGACGCTCGGCATTGCCCCGCTGGGCGGAAACGGCGGCATTACGCTGCTAGGGGCACCGGTTGGCATAGGCACAGGGCCCATCGCCGTCGTGTTTTGTGGCTGTCCCACCGGCATAGGACCTGACGGGGCAGGGGGCGGCATTTGCGGCATGTTTTGCGACGGAGCGCCAATGGGCATCGGCACGGGACCGGCAACCCCAGTGGGGGCGGGCGAGGCGCCGGGCGGACGCATGTTGGCAGACCACCCATCCTGACCAACCATTCCGCCGCCGTCATAGCCGCGAACGGGGCCGCCACGGGCGCGGTTTCGCCTTTGTACCGCGAATGCGATCGCCAAAGATTGCGCTCTTGGTTTCCCGGCCGCGAGCTCAGCCTTAAGGTTGCTTTTGAAGGCCGGTCGGCTATCGCTTTGGATTAAAGGCATCGGCCCCTAGCTCGTCGAGGTGATCTGATAGTCGAATAACTCAGTTCCGGCCGCAGCCGCCGCGTTGGCGGTCGCAACCGTGAAACTCACACCCGGCGAGATAGCGGAAACATACGGTGATTTGGCGCTTCCGACAAGCGTCCCGGCGGCGGCGTTTTTAGCCGTCAGAGAGATATTAGAATTTGCCTTCACGGCCGGCTGGAGAACTACCGTCGTGGCGGCGGCGGCCATCGTAAACGACCCCTGCGTAATTCTGCCGGTAAATGCCAATACCCACCCGCCGAGTTGGCGGGCAATTTGCTGTAAAACGGTTACAACATCCGTGACGCCGGCGGTGCCCTGGTTTGATTGGTCCATACTCATTGTGCCCGCCTCTTATTGGCTCTGACCAATTTTTCCACGTTTAAATATTGCCATGCTCGGCATTTTCTACATAGCCTAGATATGCCCCCATTCTTTTTTGTATAAAATATAGTGTTTTCGCGAGAAAATTTGTGCCCATGGATGCAGTGGGTTTTCTTATAATTTAGCCCACTAAACGACTCGCCTCTTCGTAGATTTTCTTTACGTGTGACAATCTCTAAATGATCTGGATTAACGCAGGATCGAACTCTGCAAAGATGGTCTAGTTGTTTCCTGATTGGTATTGCGCCCTTATAAAGCTCATAAGAAATACGATGAGCGCCATATGTTTTCCCATCTATGCAAAAAGCGCCATACCCAGTGCTACTAATTCCGCGCATCCATATCCAACATCCAGAGTTTGGCTCTGGAATGAATGATAAATCGAATCTTTCATTGATCGATCGCGTATCTTTAGGCGGTGCCATCTTTTACCGTCTCCCTGCCGAGGCCATGCGGATTTTTGGGCTACCTAAGCGCCAGAAACTTCCGACATCGCTCGATGAAACCGTGATGCTCACAAGCCTGCCACGGAACCGCGTGCTTATGTACTGATTGGCTTGCGTGACAGTGTAGGGGCCGTAGACTACCGGCGTGTCTCCTGGGTAGTTCACAACATTGAACGATATCTGGATTTGAGCAGACGTGCCGCCGTTAATGGTCGTCCAGCGGAAATCCGGTAGAATTTGATCGACGAATACGTATTCCTCGCCTTCCGCCAGATAGAAAAAACCCGTGGTGAACGATGCGACCAATGGCTGCCCGTCGGCGTCAGGCGTAGTTTCGTGCTGATAGATGAGTCCAGAAGGCGAAGCCCCGACTGGCATCCCCAGTACGGTCTGATCGATCCACGCCGAGCGCTGCATCGGACCGTAATCCCACGGGGCGCCAGGATCGGTAATGTTGAATTTCACATAGCTATCGCATTCGCCGTTTGTGCTCGCCGAACTAGGATAAAGCCATCCCACCTCATTGAATGGGGTATTCGGCATTGACCTGATATTTTGTAGATAGGCCGTATTGAGATTTTGGAAAACCTCGTCCCATACCGGGCACGGCAACACGTTCGCGCCGCTACTGGTGTAGCTATAGAAATTCGTTCTGCCCATCCAATACACACTGCCGCGCAATTGCTGCGCCGCATGCGAAGACACAAGCCCGGCGCCGGCTCCGATCTTGTTAAATCCGAATACGTTCGGAGGGCCGATATAAGACATGGCCCAGAGGTCCAGATCGGTCCAAATAAGGTTTTGATTTGAAACAGCCATACCGCCCATGATTGCGGAGCCAATCGGAATGACAAAGTTACCTGCCTGTGTCGCCGCGATCGCGCGGTATTCAAAGAAATTCGAGACATCGCTCCACTGCACAAGAAGCGGCTGTTGCTGGTATCCTATGCCTTGATGAACGGTCGACCCATAAGCAACAAGGATCTGTTGCGACATTGAAACGAAAATGCCGTTATTGAATATAGGGCCGCTCGAAACCAAAGAGGCATTAACAAACCCGCCGATCGGGTCCCAATAATAAATCCCGCCGCCGCGTGGGCATGCGACAAGGATTTCGCCCCAGTTGTCGCTTGTCCAATCCGTCGCGGTGATTGCTGTCCCGGTCTGGTCGGTCGGGACGATGCCTGTGCCAAAGCCGCCAAGGCCAAAACCACCGAGACCAAAACCAATGCCAAGGGGCGGCGGTCCATAAGAAATGTAATAGACCAGTTCCGCATTTCCGCCGTTCATCGGGAACGATGAACTAGCTGTGGCCTGAGTGCTTGCTATAATCGTGAAAGTATCTGCGTCCACGATAGTCGCGATTGAATAGGCGGCGTCTATCGTTACGCCGTTGGCGGTGGTCGGAATAGCAAAAACAACCGTTGAAGGAAGACTTTGCCCGTGGGCATGGAATGCGACAGAGACGGTCGCGCTCCCGGCTGTCGTTGTAAATACAGGGATAACACCGGGGCTAGTGGTGCTGGTCGCGTTTTTTTCTGCAGTGATTTGGTAAGAGTGAAGTCCCGTTATTTCCGTAATCGGATATAGGCCGTCAAGAATAAGACCACCAACCGAAACCGGCGTATTGAAAAATACAGAGTCGTTCAGCGTGACGTTCGCTATGTTGTGGTCGACGATATCGACAATAGGGCTATTTATTGTCGTCGAAAAATTAGGCGTAAAATCAGAAATAAAGGTTTGCGGGGTTATGTCCTTTAGGGAGTTTCCGGTAATGACGCCGAGTTGCGTGGTCGTTCCGACCGCAAGATGCGTTTTATTGTTGAGGTCTTCCCATGCGTGAAGATCGCGCGGAACGCCAGCCACAGGATAGCTGTAAAGCTTCAGCCAGCCGCCGTATTTCTGCGCCAGCCCATCCTTGAATCTAATCAGGCTGCTTTGCGAATAGCCCGCTCGCAATAAAGTTGGCGTGCGTTCGCTGTTCAGGCCTGGAGTAAGAGATAGCGACCCAAACATAAATTACCCCGCACGAATCAGGGTCAAGCCACCAACAAATCCAGGCGGCAAGAAATTGTCGCCGCTACCAAGTGCGCTTATGTTGCCGTTGGGGATACCAGTCACTTGTATCGTAAAGCCACCGAAGTATCCGGTCGCTAGACCAAACCCGCTATTGCCAGCGAACCCAGCCGATTGGAAACCGCTCGGGTTTCTAAGAATATCGCCCTGATTTGAGTTAAAGGTAGATGATGATCCGGTAAATGTAGGAGATACGGCTGGCAGAGAATCTTGCGTAAGGGTCTGGGACCCGCCAGCGGCGGCGAGCGTGTTTCCATCAATGCCGAACCCAGCAGCCAACGTTATGCGGCCGGTGGTTTGATTGAGAGCAAACCTTGTGCGGCCACGCGCGTCAGGCAGTGTCGTGCCACCGAGATAAGCCGCCGTGTTCGGATATGTTGTCCCGCTGAACGTGGCCCCATTGCAATTCAGATATGGCGGAATGGTGCAGGCCGTAATCCACCTTGGAACTGTGCTTCCGGCAAAGTCCTCATAGGCGTTGATCCGGCCAAGCGCGACGTATTCCATATCCACGCCATCGGAAAACACATGGATGGATTCCCCAGGCGGCGCGCAGATAACATTACCCGGCGCGCTCGACGCCAAGATGACCACGAAGGCGCCGACCGTGCATTTGTTCTGGACGATAAAAAATCCTGACCTCGGGAGAGTCACGGTCACGTCCGCAGTCAGCACCCCAGTAAAGCGGATGACCGCGCTTTGGGCACTGTATGGTCCCGCCCATGCAGAGCCGGAATTAGGCGGCGTCGTCAGAGTGACGGGAATGTTTGAAAGCGGGATGGTAAAAACATTCGCCGCAAGGCTGTCCATCACACTTGTATTAGCGTTGACGGGGAACGCCCAGGTGCCCACGTCACTGCCGGTTGGGGGCACATATGCGCCTAGCGAAGTTGTTTGCGGGTCCGACATTTCTTATGCCCTTGGCGGTGTGGCGAGAGGTGCCGGCTGCTTCGGCGTCCAGGCCTGCGATGCGTATTTCTTGCGGTTTTCTTCGGTGTTGGCCGACTGCCACAAGTCTTTGTAATGCGCCGACCATGATGCCGAACTTTGCGGATCGTCAACAGCGGCGCCGTAGTCCTTCAAGTAGCCGTAGCCGAAAATAAGCGCCTCGCACAAAAACAGGTCGGCCAAATAAAGCGAGAGGTACGTTGTCGTATTGCCGGCGCTCAGCGGCGCTGGCCTAATCGTTCCGATGACCTCGACTTTATATGCCGCATCCGGCGGTGGCCCGACGATAATGGTCTGGTCGGTTATCATCGCATAGTAGGTCGGGACGGACGGCGTTGTGGCCGAGGCCTCATTGGCCCAAATCGCGTCAAGAAACTCCCGTGTCACCGGCACAAGCTGATTGCGGTTTGTCTGCGTGCCGGCTGGCGTGAAAACGTTTATGCTTTCCGACACCACGAAATGCTGCGGGAAGGTGAAATTCCGGCTATTGGCCGTAAGCGTTCCGCTCGTATCCCGGACGATGGTCGAGAGCAGATCGAGCTCGCGGTAAAGGCGCTGCTCGGCATCCGTAATGATAGCCGGCAAAACCTGTACATAGTTCGCGTCCGTCGGCGGGATGACCAACATATTTGCCAGCGTCGTTACGAAGCCTGCGTAGTCCAAGGAAACCTCAAGTGTTACGGCGATGCCGTCCCGATGCTGTTCGCGACAGTGCCAGCGTTATTTACATGGTACGCCGTAACCCAATCCTGTACGTCGATTGTGTTGTTGTACCATGTATTATTCTTCACGCTTATCCCATAAGCGGCAGGGACGCCCGAGCGAAGATTGACGCCAATCGCCAAACTGTTGAACGAGTTCCCGGTAATAACGCCTTGAGTAGATTTCAGAACGTCGATCCCCCAAAGCGTTGTGCCACCGGAGCCGCTAGTAAACACATTTCCGACAACGGTGAACTGGCTACTGTTTAAGGTGAGCCCATATGCCCCATCGTAAAGAATAAATAGGCTGTTAGAAACAGAAAGAGAGTTTATCGGGTTGCTTGTATTGTTGGCCAAGATACCGTGATCGAGCGACCCGAATTGGGTGTTAACAACGGCAAGCTGGTCCATGTTCGTGCCGGTGGCGACGATGCCATCGCCATGATGATATATGCCGCCGCCTGGATTATTCAGGAATTGAAAGTTTGTATTTGAAATAGTCACGCCTTGGATTTCGTCACCATAAACAAGCCCGTTCGCGGCTGACGAAATAATGCTACTATCGATACTGTAGACAGCGCCGATATCAGCACCAGGACTACAAGCGTTACCACTACCAGCAGCCTTTCTTCCGGTTAAGATAAGTCCGGTCCCGCCATAGGTACCCGCCGATGGACCATGGAATGCAAAGCCGTTTATGTTGACGTTAGATATGTCAACAACCTCTAATCCAATATTCCAATATTCCGTCTGATGATAACCATCATCTCCACGGAAGGTTACGTTTTCGACAGTGCTTTCAGGATTGGTTCCGGGGTATTGATTGCATCCAGTAGTATGCGTGGCATAGACGCCAGTATTAGCATTGATGTTGCCTGTAGTAATAGACATGCCCTTGAGATGAAATGAACTAGTAATATCTACAGCCGTTATGAATATGCCGTCTGTGCCGCTAAAATACAAAATTGTGCAATCCTGCCCGTCGCCCTGGATTGTGACGGAGCGATGAGTTGCGATTGTAAGAGTTAGCTCGGCGTCAATTTGATATTTGCCGCATGGCAGATAAACCGTGCCACCATTGGCCGCGTCAGTCAGAGCGCCTTGAATTGCGGTATAATTATTGAATCCTGGCGTAGTGATGTTTGCCCCATATGCAATGACATTGTAAGTATTGGGCGACGAAAAAATTTTCCCAGTATCGCTAAAAATGGCATTGCCACGGCCGAAGCTCGCAAAACGAACGCCGCCGGTCGTGTGTAGTTGTTCAGTCGGCGCAATAGTGCCGATGCCTACGTTGCCTGCGGTAGGATTGAGCAACAATGGCGTATACGCCGTTCCAAGCTTAATGGCTTGTATCCACCCGGAACCGTTGGCGCCAAGGGCAGTGTCGTATCCAATTTCAAGTTGCTTGTTATTGTCCGCAGAATTAGTAATGAGAATATTGCCGACGCCACCATTATAAGCCGCAGTCGCATCGTAGACACTAAACCGCGCAAGTGGGGCCGTCGTGCCGACGCCGACGTTGCCGCCATTCGGGTTAAGCAAAAACGGCGTAAAGGCAGCCCCAGTCTTAGTCGCCTGAACCCAGCCAGAGCCGTTCGCACCTAGGGCCGTGTCGTAGCCAATACCGAGTTGCTTCGTGGTATCCGCCGAATTGGTAATCAGAATATTTCCCAAGCCGCCATTGTAGGTCGACGTTGGATCGTTGATAGAAAGCCGAGCGGTCGGGATGGCTACGCCTAGACCGACGTATCCGGATTGATCGTAGAACCAAAGACCATTCGCCACAGTAAACGGCGTGCTATCGACGTCGACGCCAAGACCGATCGCGGTCGTGAAATGGCTTGACCCGTTCGCAGTGCGATAGGCCATAACCCCAAGATGGTCTTCGTTTGTCGAGGTGAAGCCTAGGCTTCCCAAGCGAAGCGTATTCGTCGCGGTCGTACCGAGCGCGCCGGCATTCGTGGTGAACGTTGTGGAAGTTGCCGTGTTCGCAAATACGGGACCAACAGTAAGCGATGCAGTAGGAGCCGTATTCCCAATGCCGACCTTTCCGGTGTTGTAATAAATATCCGATCCGGTCGTGGTCCATTGCGAAGCTGTTTGAGTTACCCAATGCGGGGTAGCACCAGCGCCTTGCGTAGCGAGAACCTGTCCGCTTGCGCCTGGAGCAAGAGCAAGCCATGCCGAAACGCCGCGATATAGAACATCGCCTTGTACCGCTCCGATGACGTCGAGCACGGCGCTTGGCGTATTAGCTATTGGCGCAGCGCTTCCGCCGCTGACGTTGGCGAGAACATTCCCATCCGCGATCGAGGCGAAGGAAATAGTCCCCGTTGCCGTAATGGGGCCGCCAGTAAGACCTGTTCCGGTAGCGATATTGGTAACCGTGCCGGTGCCGCTAACCGTAGTCCATGTCGGATTAGCGGCGGCGCCACTAGACGTCAGAACTTGCCCGTTTGTGCCGGGGGCCAACGCCACCCACGCAGAGGCGTTCCGATAAAGCACGTCGCCCTGGACAGCGCCGATAATGTCGAGCACGTTCGACGGTGAGAGCAAGATCGGCGGCGCCGTAGCGCCAGTGTTGTTCCCAATAACGGTATTGTTTGAGATGGGCTGGATCTGGCTAATAGCCACCGTTCCCGAAAGATCACTGAACCCCGGCTGGGTCGCCGACGGCACGCCCAATGTCGATATCGCGTTGATCCACTGATGCGAGACGGCAACTAGAGACCTGATGCCGCCAAGCGTAGACGCTGACGGATTAGGAAGATCGGCGCCGACAAGCGCGCGGAATGTCGGCTGCGCGTCAGAGCCGGTAGTTGGACCGGCCCATACAAGGTTTTTTACTTGCGTGGCTTTGGTGAGGGTTAGTGTTCCTGAATTAGTAACCGGCGATCCTGAAACGGTGAACTCACCGGGCGCAGCAAGCCCGACACTGCTAACGCTGCCGCTCGCGCTAACCCAAGACGTATTTCCAGCACCATCCGTTGTCAAAAAATATCCACTCGTCCCTCCGGACGAAGGCAGTTTGAACGTGTAGTTGCTCGCCGCGGATCCTTTAATTGTCGTTACGCCGCCGCCGATCGCCGCCAGCCCAAGCGTTCCGTCAGTCGCGCCGGCGATGCCCAAAACCGGAGTTGGTGTCGCAGACCACAACGACGCGCCACGATTGAGCATCGTTCCTTGCGCGGAAGGGGCGCCAAAGTTACGATCGAGGATCGGGCTTAGGCCCTGGGCGGTCGGGAGACCTAATGCCGCGCCGGAATTGCCGCAGACCTGGCCGGCAGCATACTGCCCGCTGCAGTCAGCTTGCGCGACGACGGGGAACATAAACGCCGCCACAGCGGCGAAGATGATTGACCTAGTTTTGGTCATGAAAGAAACCACCCGCTGCCTCCAGGAATCGGATTTATCGTAAAGGAACCATAGGCGCTTGCGATTTGCACTTGCGACAAACCATCGCACAACTGACCGCCGGTAAAAGTAACCGTTATCGGATGCGTGCCGGCATCGCCCTTGAGGTCCTTAAACAAAACCCCCCCAGGAGACGCCATCGATCCAGAAAGCGGCAACACAGCGTAACTGTCCGAGCTCAGCGTCTTATTGAACAATATCCGCGTATCGGTCGTTTCGACCTGATACGGACTCGCCAGCGTTGCACCGGCCGTAATTATCGTAGTGTTTAAGGCCGGGAAGGCGGCGAAGAAAGCAGCCAGAACAGACGTTGTTACCCGATAGCTATTGCCTTGCGCAGCATTCCCAGGCGAAACAATGTACATCACCTCATCGCCGGCCAAGGCAATGTTCAGTAGATCCAAACTAGTTAATCTGCCATCAACAGGGACGGTCATTCAAATCTCACGATGATGTCAGGTATTGCAGCACAAGCGGAATTTCTCCGCTTTGATCACACAACATCAACTGAGGACCGGCCGCCCAAGGAGGCTGCGCATTCGGAGAGGCAAGACTATCAGTTCCACCGAATTGAGCAATCAAAACCGTCTGCTCTTCGTAAGCGAAGTTAGGTTCTCTCGCGTTTAGGACAGGCAAGGGGTCAGGAGGCAAAACCAGCGATCGGAGCTGCTCTTGCGGCGTGTCGAAGCAGCGGTCCGAGCAAACCAATATGCGCTTGTTATAAAGTCTCGTCCCTGCCCAGTCTATCTGCCAAATCAGATCCGATCCGGAACGCCAGAATCCGCACCGATCGCATTGCGCAAAGTTTTCCGGATTGTGGTCATTTACTCTGGCGTATTTTCCGTGAGGTCTCATGCTCAATCTTCCACGTATGAAAACTTAAGACCGAAAACCATTGTGTCTCTACCAGAGCACGACTCCCTGATTGAATTGGCCGCTATACAATATTCAATTTCTGCGGCCTCAGCGCTGCTAAATGTTATACCATAAGTGTCACATCTAACCAGCTGTGCTGGCCTGAGACGGCGCCTCTTTGAAAGGTTTTGTTTCCACGAAGTATCGATGGCTCTCCTATTTTCTATTGCCAGTGCCAAGAGGCGGAGTCTTTCAGGTTCGGACAATTGACCGAACGCAAAGCATTCACCACGCCTTGTCGCTCTTCCCCTTCTGCAACAAGCCTCCGCTGTCCCAACAACAAGATTAAGAACTCTATCGGCGGCTGTCGCGCTTGTATATATCACACCAGTATTCAGATCGGTTACGGGGCGGCTTATGGTTCCGGTTGTCTTTTTTATTCTAGCTAATTCTGCCGCAGCCTTGCGTTCTTTCCGTTCTCTGAAAATTACCTCGCGCTCGGCCTCGGTCATTGGCCCGATGATGAAAGAAAACGATAGACCGTTCCTCGCAATACTTTCTCTATTACAGATATCGGCCAGGTTGTGCCTATCCATGCCATAGGCGAGCGCTGCCGCTGCCGCGCTTGGGTAAACGGATCCGTCGTTCAAACAGATAACAGGCTTACTGTTCCGTTGCGCACCGGACGCAGAAAACTGCGCTTGCTTTTCTTTAGAGATAAAGACCAGACCGCCGGAAGCAATATTGTATTCTGGTTTCAGCAAAGCGATTAGCCGCTCTTCCTCTTTGTACATTTCCTCTGACGTTGGCAGAGTTGCCAATGTTGTCCACTCAAACGCATCTTGGCCATGCTTGCGAATGGCGTCATAGAAACGAGGACAATCACGTGTCTTTCCCTTCCTCTGAGCATCCTTAAAATGTTGCCGACTCCGGCCCTCTATTCCTTTGCGTGTCGCGCCAACGTACCGTTTTCCGTTAACGGTGTTCGTCGCTAGGTAAATGATGAATGACTTTTCTGTTTTCATCTATAATAACCGCTAAGGCCGCACGATAGGTATAATGGTACGTTCTCTGTCCCCTGCTTTGATGCCAGCGCATAAGCCTCGGTCGCATCGGCTTTACGGATTGCCTCGAGCGCCGGCGCGTAGCTCCGCGAAAGACGGTGTGCCAGGGCGGCGACGTAGGCATCACCCCAAAGGTACGGGATCTCCGGCTGCCCGCCGTTGGCGGCGACGGCGTCCTGCATAATCCGATAGCGGTAGTAGTTCATGACGTAAGTGGCGTTGCCGTCCGGCACGGGCCACAGAGTCAGCGTCGGAGTGACGACGCGATCGAACCAAAAGCTTGTCGGGAAACCAGTCTGAGTTGGGTTTGCCAGCGAGGCGAAATCCGTTCGCGAGAACGGAAGGATGAGCCGGTTGGAGCCGCCGTTTATGCTGATATAGAGATCGAGCACCATGACGGTATTGGTCGGGACATTGTAGGTCGCGGTACCGGCGACAAGAGGCACTGTCTGCAGATCGACCGTCCAAAGTGTCAGGCCGTCATTGAGCCACGACTGTTGGAGAAGGTTGGCTTCGTTCTTGGCGTCCTCGATATGCTGCGGAGACAGTTCAGTCCGCTTGACCTGGATGCGCGAAAACGCAGTCAGAAACAGACTGCCGAGGATCGGGTTGTAATTGTATGTGTTGCTAGTATTAGCCATTGTCTAATTCGTATCTAAAGGACAGCCCGTGCAATTTATGCGGATGACGAATTGCCTTGTGCACACTTCTCCAATTTAATCCATAGTGCTGAGCCGCCTCTCTAGCGCACGAAAAGATCATTCCGTCGTCTAGGCATACAATTTCTTTTCTGCGTTTCTTTGCAGACGCATCTACCCCAACGGAATGGTTTTCAATAAGGGCTTTTATGCTATTTTCGTGCGTTGGCGTTCCGGCTCTAGTTGCTAACATTTTGTCTACAGTGGCCCTGTCTCTTTTTTTACCAAGCCAATACCGAGGATGGTTTTCCTTTAATTTGGCTGATGTTTCAGCCGAGATGGGTGGGCGTTTTTTGCCCTTCCAATATCCATCAGTCCCAGTACGGGCTAGCCGCATTTTTTCAATGCTTTCTGGGCGATGTTTTTTGCCAACCCAATATCGGTTTCCTATATTGGCCTCTGACACCGCGCGTCGATGTTCGTCAGATATGAACATCCCGACAACACCCTCGCCGCCCTTGGTAGAATTATATTCTGGTTTTATGCAATCAATTGTCTCTATCTCGCATTGGAGCGCTTCTCTATAATCATACAACGTATGTAAGACCTCGAACTTAAAAGAGCCGCGACCGTATTTTCTGATAGCGCAATGAAATTTATATTTGCTACCGTTGGCGGCCTTCGCAAAATGTTGCTGAGACCTCTTTTCTAAGGTCGTCTTAGTGACGCCTATATATTTTTTGCCATTTGTAAGATTGGTCGCCATGTAGACAACAACAGAAACAACCGCCTCACACATGGGCGCGGCGCGCGGCGCTTGGTGTGGCGGCAAAAAACCATATGTGCTTGAGACCCCGATCACCTTACGTTCCTGATGTTGCCATACAAATTCAAAGTGGCGGACATCCGCCGGTCCTCATCTCGCCTGGTTTATTTTCGACTTCCATTGCCGCGCTACTTCCATAATTCATAATTTTTCAAATTATCTAACGCGACGACCACGAATGATGCCGTATGCGGAGCTAGTGCTTACTGAAAAACCCTGTTGCGTTACGCAGTAATAAGTAGTCGTCCCGCTTAGTGACGCACGAAAAGGGCCTATGTGCATAGTAAAATATCCCCCTGCGGGGGTTGCGCCAGCAGAACCTACCAAATATGTTTGAAGCGCTCCTGGTGAGACATCGAGTGTATTCGTTACCAAAGAAATACTCGAATACCAAGTGCCCGCGACGGTAGAAGCGGCTGGAATAGAGTATAGGTCACAAGTTAAATCCCAATCCCCTGCGGTAAATGCTTTGCTTACGATTGTTATAGGCACACCGCTTGTAAGTGCGACAGCCGAACCACTTGTGACTGTGGTGGAAAGAAATTCACCTACCTTTCCTACCCCGGCATCGTCATTGGTTGTCGTCCCCGGAATTTGCCCAACCGTAGCCGTACCAACGGTAGTTGCCGGATTGGTGACGCTGATCGCCCCCGCCGTATTCGTAATCGTCGTGCCGTCAGGCTTGACGCAGCCAGGAACAGTTGACGTTGCGGTATTTCCGCACGGATTATTAATCCCCTGCCCAAATGCAAGCGACGACCAAAGCAGTGTTGCAATGATTACTGCAATACGCATGTTAGTTTTCCTCTGCATAGAGCGGTTGGCCTGCGGTGCAAATCGCCGTAATTGCGGTTAGTGTTGGGATGCGAGGCTGATAACTACCGTTCGGAACCAGCGTCAAAGTACCAGCCCCACCGATAGAAGCTGTGCCTCCGGTTGGATTAATGCCGCAGTTTGCGTTGCCGGTGTTCTGGATAATCAAACTATGTCTGGAGGCATTTGAGGCGGCGACGGTTTGCGACGATCCGGTTGCCGATGTAATTGTGCGATCTGTCGGCGTGATGCCTATAGGATTTGACGGCGTGACCAAAAGCGGCGTCATCGAGGTGATGCCCTGCACCGTTATTGGGTTCGTCGCCGCGCTTCCAGCCGTGCCAGTGCCAGTAATGAAAATCGGATTGCTCGTCGAGAGAACTGCGTTGCCTTGCAGGATATTGCCGTACAGGCCGTTGGTTGCGGATATGACCGCGTTGCCCTGCAAGAGATTTGAGTACAGGCCATTCGTTGCCGACAAAGCGACGTTGCCTTGCACAAGGTTTGAATAAAGCCCGTTCGTCGCTGACAGCACAGCATTGCCCTGCAGAACGTTGCTGAAAATCCCGTTCGTGGCGCTAAGAACCGTGCCGCCCTGGTTCAACGTCGCCGTGGCGAGCAAGGGCGTCATGGACGCAATGCCTTGAACGGTCACGACGCCAGTTGCCGCCGTTCCAGCCGTGCCGCCGCCAGCCACGATCCACGGCGTAGTGGATTGCGTAACGGCAATGGTCGTTCCAAAACCAGACTTGATATTCACGTCCAAGGCGTTTGACGTGGCCCCAATGACGTTGCCGGAGCCGTTAACGATCTGGGTTTTCTGTGCGCCGCTAGTTTGAAGCGTGGAGGTCGCAGCCAAGGCAGGCAGCGGCAGCGATGCCGCGCTGACCGGGAACGTCGCGCCAGTAGCCGGCGACACAAACAGCGGGTTAGTCAGACTCGGTGCCGCACCTAGAATTTTCGTGATGTTGACGTCTTGTGCCGTGCCGCCGGATATGGGCGTCACCGGCATTGGGTTTGTGGCACTCACCGCCGCGTTCGCGACTAGCGGGATAACCGGCTGCGCCGATTGCCCGTAGGCCGCAGAATTGAGCGCCATCGCAACAACCAAAATTCGAGCGATTGATTTTAAGGCCATTGCACCGTTCCCATGTTGACCGTCCCGCTGGCCCAGACCGTCACGTTGAGCCTAATCGCAGAAACCGGATAGATGACTTGTCCGTACTGACTCGCCGTCAAATTCCGCAGAAAATCGTGGTCGATCCAATTAACAATGTTGTTTGGATCGTCGCCGGTGATCTGCACGGTGTATGTCAGAGAGGCCCCGGCCGACACCTTGCAGATCATGCCGAGCCCGGTGATCGGCTGTGCGACCAACTGGCCTATCTGGACGCCGCGCGTGCTGTACGGAACAATTGCATCTGAGCTTCCGACCGCACCTAGCGAGACATTCGGGTATGAGTACATTCAATCACCCGATGCCAGATTGCAGAACACGAACCCTGATTTCGCCGGCGCCGGAATTTATCAGCACGCGAATGGCGGCGATAGGACCGGTGTAAATGCCATCCGCATTCGCGGTCGCGGCGGCGACAACAGGGCTATTAAATGCAAGCGGGAAAAGAGACCCGCCCAAAAGATTGTTAGGGTCGTCGTAGGTGTGCTGAATGGTGAAGTTCACGGCCCCGGAAACTACCTCGACCGCATACCCGACGTTCATTACCGACGTCACATCCCAGTTCAGCGGCCACCATTGAGAGGAACCGACACCATTGGTCCCGGCAATAGCCGTTGTGGCCACAGCCGCACTCGGCGTGATGCTCGAAACCGTCACAAAGTCTAGGTTGGATTGCGCGGCACCGCCGTTGCTGCCGGCAAAGGTGTCGCTAATGGCCGAGCCAGATGGGCCCGTCCCAACAACCGTCCAATTGATGCCGGAATCGTTGCCGCCTGACGTGATGATAACACGTCGGCCGACTGCGGAATTGGCGGCAGTCGCGGCGTCGATCGTAGCCACGCCGCCAGAAACAGCAGCCCCGTTAAGGGTGAGACTGGCTGTGCCTGGCGATTGAGAGAGGGCTATGGAATTGGAGGAAGCGGCGGCTAGCTGCTTCGTGAAGACTTTTGGGAAGGCCATGCGCGCACCTCAGTCCCTTTTGCGCGATGCCCGATCAGCCCGCGGTTTTGAGGATTCGCCCTCGACCTTGATATTAGGGAACCGGCGGCGAACCTTTGCTTTGATCTTGGCGTCCAACTCGGGAGACGCATTCTGCGCCGCTCGAGCCAAGGCGTTTCTGGCGTGGCTGGCGTTGTTCACCGGGTAAGAACGATCAGGCCCCGCGAACGCGGAGTCCGGGAGCCTGTTTCGTGTCTTCGCGGTGAGCCTCGCCACTACTCGTCCTTGTCGGCGTCCGGCTGCTCTTCGCCTTTGGTAACTTCGTGAATCTTAGCCGCCGTCGAGAGCGGGGTTAGATTCGCGCCAATCCCAGCACCCTTCACCCGCCCGCCCTTGGCGCGCTTCGGACGATCATGGCGGGCCTTGGCCTTTTCGCCCTCGCCTTCCACTTTGACTTTGCCGCCGCGCTTGCGCTCTTCGGCTTCCTTCATGACGTTGGAATCGCCGCCGGCGTAGGCTACCGCCTTGCCGCCCATGGCCCGCTTCGCGTGTCTCGCTCTCGACATATTCAGTTCCCTTCACCCTGATCCGTGGGCTCGGCCGCGAGAGTTTGCCTACTCGCGATTAGGTTATCAGGTTGCCTTGATGCCGATATTCGAGGTCGTCGCCACCGGCACCGCGCCGTTAACGTAGACCGGGCCAGCGACAGCGATCGCCGTAGCGCCGACGCTAATGCCGTTGCCGGCGATAATGAGATTGCCGCCAGCCGCCGCGTCCCAGAGAATAGCCGCGTTCAGAGTTGTGCCACCGCTATCGACGGCATTCGAGAAGATCGGATCATACATATACTGGCTGCGGTCGACCGCCGACGCGGCAGCCTTGATGTGAACGTTGGTCGCGAGCGAGCTATCCATCTGGAAAATAGGACGGATGAACTTGTTGCGCTGCACGCCGCCCAAGAACTCAAGAGTAGCATTGGCGTTTGTGGCGCGGACGACGGTATCCAGACCGAAGGTGCAGTCGATAAAATCGTTCTCACCAGCACCGTTGATGGTAAGCGACCGCATGCCGGCCTGCGCCGCCGCCGTCGCATTGCCACCGCCGAGGAACTGAACGTTCTGGTACGAGTTGCGGCCGCCGTTTTCCACCCAGCAGATCTGGGTCGAGGCGTCAGCAAAGCCGTGGAACGTGCCGAGATCGCGGAAAATGCAGCCTTGCGCGGTGACATTGACCAGTGGCGAAAACACAGTCGAGCCGGTCTGGGAAATCCTCCCCCGGCTGTTCTGTGACGGCGCCGTAAGGGCGATCAGGTGGGTGTTGTTCTTCGACCAGGCGATTGTCGCCGCCGTGTGAGCGGTGCCGCTCAAGAAAACAACGTCGTTGTTCCCGGCCAAGCAATTGGAGTGGGCTTGCGCAAGAGTCTTGAGCGGATCCTCCGGGCCACCGGTGTTGCCATCGGAGCCATAGGTCTCATCGACCCAGAAGAAATTGCCAGTGAACGGCGCAATACCGGCAACGCCGAAAAGCGACATTCCGAACTGATTCGCGACGTTCTGACCAGCCGTGGAATTGAGACCCATTTTAGCTTCCTTTCATCCGGCGTTTTCCCGCGCCGATCTCCGGGGTTAGGCTTCAACACAGTCCCACTTCTCTAAGTACGAAATCGCAGACCGCAGGATATCCCGATTCTCGAACATCATACCGACGGCGACATTACAGTTGGTGCACAGCAAACCACGAACCGCATCCGTATCGTGGTTATGATCTACACAAAGCCAGCGAGTAACTCCGTTTCTCGTGCCACTCTCTGGCTTACTGCAGATTGCACACACACCCTTTTGCTCTACAAACTTGGCTTGGTAGTCAGCGAGAGTTATACCAAACCGTCTCCTAAATTCTCCGTCTCGGTAACTCATAGGGTTCGCCATCCTATGAGCCTTCTGGTATTCGCTACGACCCTCCTTAGTTTGATGGTCGTATCTCGGTCGAACCCACTGGAAGTTATCTGGCCCAATGGGTCGGCTTTCGTCCTTTGCAACTAACCGGCGCTCAACTTTCGGTCGATCGCCAACGCTAATCACAAAATCATCAAACGACTTCCAACCGTGATCGCCATTCGTCGCCTCTCTCCAAACCGCTCGCATCCTTATGCGGGCCATCTTGTCGAAAAGCCGTGACTTCTTTTCCTCATCCGTTGGCAGGATACCGACCTCGGCATCCAACCTTAACTTTGTCGCCTCTTCGAGAGTCTTACGGCGGCCTAGGTACGTTTTCTTGCCGCCGCTCTCTAGATTAACTCTCCAAGAGTTGTGCGACTTATCCCAATACACACCAGGAATACCGCTCTCGTATTTCGCCTTTTTCATTTGCCCGATCTCCTGTTGAAGACCGGGGCACTATATCAGTTAAGACGTGGGAGAGGAACCCCATAAACTGCGGGGATCGTTATAATTAAACGAGTATCTTTCCCAGGCCTTCACCAGCAGGTTGTCCGTGGTGAAGTCGACCTGCATATCAATCTCGAACGGTTCGCGCTCGAGGTATAGCAGGCCGGGCTGGTCGGTCTTGATGTACCAGGGGTACGGCGAGGTGAAGAACACGTCCTTGACGTATTCGGTGACGCCGCCGGCCGTGATCGGGATCACGTTCGGGTCGTTCATCGCAGTGCCGGGCCGGCGCTCGGCGCGGAGCAGGCGCAGCGCGACCGGCTCGTTGTTCGGATGAATGACCAGCGTCTTGCCGGTCGCCATCATGCGGAGACCAGCGTTGTCGTAGAACCCGGTCTGGATCGAGATCATGCCGTTGAGCAGGCTCGACTCGTTGAGGTCCACGTTGGTCGTCGGCGCGTTCGCCCAAGTCGCCGGGCCCGAGCCGCCGGACGGCAGTGGGTGCGCGGTGCTCAGAAGCGCGACACCATCGCCGCCAACCGTGCTGTCGTAGGTCGTGGCGTTGTTGAACACCGCCGCGGCGTAGATTTCCTTGGTCTGCGCGAAGCTGCGCTGCAGGCCGAGGTTCGACGGCCGGAACTGCGCCTTGTAGAGATTGTCCGCGATCGTGTTGCGGGTGATCGCGTAACCAAGGCCGATGCCGGTGTGAAGCTGGTTGTAGACGAAAGCCTCACCGCTGCCGTTGTCGAAGAAAGTCTGACCACCGTCCGACTTGAGTTGCGCCAGCGGGAGGAACCGCATGGAAGCGGTGCGCTCCTGCGCCATTTCGGACTTGCCCTGGTCGAACAGTTTCGGCCAGATCGAGGCCCACTGCTTGTATTCGCCGGTGACCCCACGGAGACCAGGGAGAAGGAGATCACGAATGGCTGTGACGTTGATTGCCATGGTTTAGACCCCCAAGCCGGCTTTGTAGATCTGGTTGTTGAATGCGACGATGACGTTGTTGTACGCCGTCGCGACGTCGCGGCCGTTGACACCCGGAGGCGACTGCACAAGGTTGACCACCTTGAACGGCAGCGTGACCGTGGTCGTCGGGACACCCAGAGTCATGCCGGAGATGCCGGTGGTCGTGTTGCCGACCGGTGTGGTGATGATATCGGCGTTGGCGCCGATCGAGGCGGCGGTGATCGGAACGGCAGCGGTGCCGGCCTGGACCATCCATTGTGACTGCGGATCGTCGCAGACGAAGGCGGTCACGTCGCCAGTGGCGTCCGAACCGGGCCAGTAGTTGTTCCAGACCGTCTTGCGTTGGCCCGTTGAATAATATTCGCACCCCAGGAAGATGCCGGCCAGGATTTTGGTGGCCGAGCCGCCGTCGGCGACGACCCAAGGCGTGATGTAGCCAGCCGATGAGGTGCCGGAGTCGCCAGACACCCACATTCTGACGGCGTCACCGAAGTAAATCGCGGTGGTGAAGCCGGCGGCGATCTTGTAAGGCGACGGGCTACCAGCCCGTGCAAAATTCGGGGGGCCGGAAGCTGTGCCGACCTGGACGAAGCCGAAGGGTGCAAGCGTGTTTGCCAATTTCAATCTCCCTCGCGCAGCTATGAAAGCGCGCAGTAGCCTCAGTCTTGGCGTCCCTGTGCCGGTACGGCGCAGATCGACCTAGAGGTTCCGCTTCCACGGCGCGCGGAAGCCATCACTTGGTTTTGGATTTTGCCTCTGCCCGGCTCGGGCTTGGCGGGTCCGCGTTGGCGATCAATCTCGGCGCGAGGCGATCAGCCCATCAGCACTTGCGGCGCGCAATGCTGGTATCGGTGAATCAGTAATACCGCAACCTGTAGCGATTTGACAAGATGCTGCGCGCGGCACGTTTAAGGTTTTGGTCTCGTCGGCGATCGCGTCGACGATTATCCCGCGCATATACATTGCGACGGTGACATTGTTCGCTCTGGCCAAGCTGGCAAATATTTCGTAGTCGGACGCAGAAAGCCAAGTGCATACCGGCTTTCGTAAGACGCTGCGGCTTGGCTTTGTGTTGGAAATTATACCACTCGCCCCCTTGCGGGAGCCTCTGGCATGTTTCCGGGCCAACGCTCATCCCAAACTTGGATCACGTTAGCGGCCCCCGGACGATTCCCAGCCCGGTGCAAAATGTTTATCGCCGCGTTGTGATCGCGATCAAGAGTTAGTCCGCAATCAGGGCACGAATGCACCCGATCAGCCAAGCCCTTTTTCACAACCACTCCGCAGCCAGAACAGATTTGCGAAGTCATCCTTGGGTCAACCTTCACGAAGGTCCCACCAGCCTTTTCAGCTTTATAGGACAGCATATTTGTGAAAGTAGACCACGACGCATCGGATATTGAACGCGCCAAATGGCCATTCCTAACCATATTGGCGACTTTCAAATCTTCAACGGCGATTAAATCGTATGAATTTACGATGCGCGCCGACTGCTGATGCAGCCAAGTGGTGCGAACATTAACGATCTTGCGGTGCAGACGGGCGACGCGCTCCTTCGCCTTCTTGCGGCAGTTGGAGCCATTTTTGCAGCGGGCCAAAGCGCGCTGTCTACGGCGCATTTCACGCTCAGCGCGCCGCGCAAACTGCGGTGCAGGAATTGCAACGCCGTCGCTTTGGTAGGCGAAAGCGATAAGCCCGACGTCGATGCCGACCTCGCTTGCAATCGCCTTTTTCTCTGCCGCCGCGACCTCGATCTGGAAACAGACGTTCCAGCCTTTGTGGTCGCGGTTGAAAACGCAGGATGTTATTCTACAATCCTGTGGAAGCGGACGGCAGATATGAACGCGCAAGCCGCCTGGAAATCCCTTGAAACGAAGCCGCTTACCGTCAAACTCGACGCCACTGAACGTGGCAAACCCGAAACTGCTCCACCAGCCCTTACCGCGAAAGCGCGGAAATCCAGCTTTGCCGTTTGTCTTGCAGCGGCGGAAGAACCCAGCATAAGCGTCGTCCAAACGCTTTAGCGTCCACCGCTGGAGATTGGCCGGCAATGCACCCATCTCTGGCAAGGCGTGACGACACTCTGTCACGGCCTTGCATTGATCGAAGTAGGAACGGCCTTTGCCAGTCTTGCGATAGCAGTCGATTCTTTCCTCAAGTGCGGCGTTGTAGAGTTGCCGCTGAGACTCACAGATATCCGCAAGCGCCCTATGCTGGCGCTTGTTTGGTATGAGCCGATATTTATAGTTCAGAAACATTTTCCAATTCTACAAGTTCACGTCGATTACTCTTCGATCGGGACCGGCCGCATCATTTGTTTCTCGACGCGGGGCTCGACGCCGGTGTGCTGCCGGGTCAGCGTATCCTTCGGCGTCATGCCGAGACGCTGTTCGGCCTCGACCATCTGGCGCCGCGACAACACGCGCTGCTCGGCCTGGGCTTCCTTCGTCAGTTCGATCGGGCGTTCCATCAGAATCAGGCCGCCCTTGACGATCGTCGGCAGATTGTAGCCAGGCGGCACCCAGTTCGGATGGCGCTTCGGGTCGACCGGCTCCCACCCCTGGCGCCGCATTTCCGCGATGTAGAACGGGTTTTCCTCGCCGATATTGGAAAGCCGCTTCCACTCGTAGCTCGAGCCTTCCGGAATTTCATCGAGCGGAACGGCATACGGGTCGTTGTTGATCTCGGACCGGCGCTGCCTGGTTCTGGCGCGCGGCGCGGTGTGCGCTGCTTCGCGCTCCGGCTCGCGCTCCATTTCGCTGGAATCCGGCTGGTGCTCGGCGGTACGAACCGCGGCGCGCGGCGCGCGCGGGACGCGGGCGGGGCGGGGGGCTTGGGCTTGATTCTGTGTGGTCATAGGTCTGGTCCTTAATGGCTGGTCCGGCCGAGCTTACCTTCGGCCTCGAGTTCGATCAGATTCTTGGCGTATTCGGCAAACGCCTGTTGCGGTGGTAGGTGCGGGAAGGAGAACTTCGCGGTCGCCTGCTGCTCCGGGTTCAGCGAGACAGACCGCGTCGTGCGCGGTACGCCGGGGCCGGCCGGCGGGTCACGACTGACCGGCGCCGATGGCTGTACCTGCCGGCGCTGGGCAGGCTTCGGGGCTGGCTCTTCGCCGGCCTGAGTGACTTGAGCGGCGGCGGAAACCGGCGCCCGGTACCCGGTGGTCTCTTCGATGACGCGGAAATAGTCCGGGCTGCCTTCCACAATATTCTGCTCGAGCGCGGCGTAATGGCCCTTCATCATCGCGGCGTTTTTGGTGGGGTTGCCGCCAACCTGCGGCGGGACGCATTCCGGATGGGAACGGAGCCACGCCTGTGCCTGCGGCGGGAAGCCGGAGACGTAGCGCTCGAACGCCGATACCTGCTGCGGCACCGGTGCCGCTTCGACACGCCCCTCGGCTGTCGGCTTTTTCGGCGCCGCGTCAAACTCGGCCTTGGCCGCCTCCAGCCGATCGACGGCGGCGGCACCCTTCGCTAGACGCTCCTGCGCATCCGCCGCCTTGTCGAAATCACCGGCTTCCTGGGCATTCCGCCAGTCCTGCTTTGCGGACGCAACCTCGCGCTTCGCGCTGTCGATGCCGTTTGTCAGGATTGTGAGTTGCTGCTCTTCCGCCTGGCCGCGGTAGCCTTCCGCTTCGGTGGCCCGCTGCGTGGCGATCCGCTCGGCGTTGTTCGCGCGCTGGCGCTCGGCTTCGGCCGTTGCCAGGGCAGCAATACGGGCGTCGTCAGCCGTCTTGATAAGCGCGGCCGCGGCCTCATCGACGGCGCCGGAAGCCTTCGCAGCCCTTTCCTTCGCCGGTTTCGGCGCCGGAGCGGCTTCAATTTCGTTATCGACGGCGGCGGCGAGCTCGGGATGATCCGTCACGTCGACCGTGACAACAGCCTCGTCTTCCACGGTAACGGTCGCGTCATTGTCAGCCATTGGTATTTCCCCTCGTATTAGAATACGGCGTCAGGCGCCGGAATTTTCATGGTGATGTCTTGGTCGCGAATGATGCGGCATTCCTGCCCGTTCACGGCACATTTCAAGCCATGTGATACAAACAGCATGATCCAGTCACCGACCTTCAATTCGTCTGGCCCAAAACTGAAATGATCGTCGGATTTGAAGGCTGAATGACCCATCGCGAGAACGATACCGGCTTTGCCTTGATGCTTGTCTTCATCGCGGGTCTGGTCGGAAAGGATGATGCCAGATTTTGTTTTTTCCGGCCGCAGATAGATGCCGATCAAAACCCGGTTGCCGTACAAGTAAAAGCCGGGGATTGTCAGATCCCGCTTCATTCCAATCTTTTTGTAGATATCGTCGCGCGGGTCGGTGGTGTGCGTCATCAACATCGGCGGCATGCGAGACTTTCCTTACGCTTGCTGTTGTTCGTCAGCGCCGGGCCGAGCCCCGTAGCGCTCATGTTCCAGTTCGAGGCACTTTGCTACGACGGCGTTGAGGGCTTGAATATAGCCGGTCTGGTATTGGTAGGCGTCAAAAGTTGCCGCCGAGCCTTCCGCCAACGACACCATGCGCTTGTCGATGTCATCGACGAGCACCGCATGAAGGCTTTTGTGAAATGGGTCTATGATTGATTCGTTCATGCTGCCGCCTCATTCAAATAAGGCGAAAACTGCTTCGCGTATCTAATATGCGCAGCGCTATACGCTGCCTTGGCGGATTCAATATCTTTGAATTTCCCAAGATAAATTTCCTTTCCGCCGGCAACGATTCTGGCCATGTAATTATTGTCTCTGGGGCACCATTTGACCCCCTTCTCGCCGCTCATATTATGCTTACGCGGCTGCGTAACATTGTATTGATTTTCGGCTTTCGACGCCAACCGCAAATTCGATATTCTGTTATCGGTCCTTATCTGATTGACGTGGTCAATTTCAGACTTTGGATGCTCCCCATAAACGTAGAGCCACGCGAGGCGATGGCCCTTATAGTGTTTTGCAACACCATTTATCGTGATGTTGATCTGGATATAGCCGTATGAGTCGAGAATGGTTATCGGCTTATTCGCAAACTTTCCATTCCACATCTTCACGCTCTTGCTAATCGGCTTGCGCGGCAGCCACGTAAAAACGCCTGTCGTTGGCTCATAATGAACCAACGCGCGCAAAGTGTCCTGATCGAGACCTGACAAAACTAGACCGCCTGTGGCGCCTTGCGACCAACATTCTTTTGCAGTTCGGCTTTTTCGATTCGGCCGGGCCCACTCATGCTGCCGGCGGTCATGTCGTGAATGCTGGTGATCTTGCCGCCGCGGGCGCGGCCTTCCAGCTTTTCCGCCTTGTCGGAGCGAATCAGACCTTCGTCCTTCAAGGTTTTCTGGATCAGCGCCTTGTCTTCGGCTTCGTCAGCATGCTTGACGCGGCCACCCCTCTTACGAGGGGGCATAATTCCAGGGGGAACCCCGCCAGGGGCACCCATCGCCATCGGCATTCCAGGAGGCGGTCCACCCGGAGGCATGGCGCCCATCGGCGGCTTCGGCGGCATCATTGGCGGCGGACCGCCGGGGCCGCCAAGCGGCGGCATCGGGGGCGGCGGCGCGGCACCGGTGCCGCCCTGCGGCGCCACGATGACGTTGACGTTGGTGCCTTTGTGTTTGGCGCGGCCGCCACGGGCGCGCTCCATCGGCTTTGCCGAGGCCTGGTTTTTGTTGGCCATCTCAATCGCGGAGACGTCGCCGCCATCGGCGCGCTTGACCCTGCCGCCCTTGCGATAGGTCGAAACCGGATTGGCGGCCGTGGTGCGGCGCCCGCGGCCGGCGCGATCGGCGCGCGCGGTCGGCGCGCTGGCATCGCTGCCAAAACCGACGGCATCTTCCGGCCCTTCGTTTTTCAGGAGGTCGTCGGGCGCGAGCTTGTTCATCGACGGGTCGGCGGAGCCGTAGTCTTCCGTCATCCTCTTGAGCTTTGCGTTGTGCCCCTCAACGCCGGCCTTTTTCATCGGATGTGCCACGATCAGTCTCCTTCGTTTGGATTGGCCGCTCTGCGGCGTGTAGGGCCTTGGCCGGCATTCCTGCCTGACTGGTTCATCGCCTTTGACGAACGCACGGACTCCATCTCTTCTTGAAGAGCGCCTTGCGACCCTTTGGAATAGGCGGGGCCCGACCGATTGCGGTCAAATCGATCATAGTCTGGATCGGTCACAACAACTGGTTCGGCGTCGGCGTTGTCGCGCTGCGTATTGGCGGCGCTGATCATGTCGGCGTGCCGGTGCATTTCTTCGTCCGTGGTTTCCGTCTGCGGCCAGACCTTACCGCCATCGGCGCGCTTCTCTTCCGCCATCGCGCGGTCAAGAAACTTCGGCTGGTGCTTGTAGCTCGCAAACTTTTCTGGATAAGTCATGAAGGTGCAATCCCAGATCCCGGCGGCGTGGCCGAATCATGCGAGCGATCGAGCGCATTCTGATTGGCTTCGTGCAAGTTATCAAGACCGCTGAGCGCGGCGTCGTGTGTCCGCGCCAGTCCTGATTGCTCGGCTTGATGCGCTTGATCGGCGCCGGCGGCGACGACCTTATGCGCTATTCCTAGGCCGGTTTGGTGCAGGGCGTGCGCGCGATCCGCGGCGGCGGCGTGAGCATTCGCTCTGTGGCCGGCCGTCGCCAAAGCCAGTTTATGAACCCGATCGGCGGATCGATGCGAGTTCGCGGCGGCCTGCAACTGGTCGGCATGCTGTTGATCGGCTTGGTGAATTATCAACTCTTTCGAGACGCCAAGCGCCGCGATTTCCTTCTTGGTCTGCAGGTTGCTTTGATTGTTTTGCGCGTCGAACTCGGCCGTCTTCGCCTTTGTCTGGCTGTCCTGGAGCCTCGCCTGCGCGGCGATAAGCGTGGCCTGTGCGGTAATTGCGTTCGGGTCCGGCGCGGCCGGGCCGACCGCAGCCTGCTTGAATAGGCTGTCGCCGTCATCCACACCCATGACCTGGAAGGCGCGCTTGTCGACGGCGTCGAGATCGATGCTTTGATTTGTCTGAGCCATTTGCCGCATCGCCACAACCTTGAGATAGCGCTCGGTCTGGCTCGACGTGTTCGGGTCAGCGCGCGGGACCAACTCGCAATCCGCCAAGGCTTCAAGGAATAGGGCGCGATGCTTGACTTCGGCGGCCTGCTCTTGTGCGACGACGTCCGTTCCGCCGGCCTGTTCGATCAATAGCGCTAGCACCTTGCTTTTCTTGTTATGGCGCCACAGCGCTTCCGGGTCCTCGGCCAGCATCTCCTTCAAAATACTGAACTCTTCGCCCTGGGCATGGTGCAGCCGCTTATGCACGGCCGACATCAATTTCGTGGCCTGCTCGATCATCGCCAAGGTGGTGCCGACCGGGGCATCCTGCTTGCCCTCTCCGATCTGCAATTCCGCCGTGCCGCCGACGCGCTGCGCAGTTGTTGCAATGTTATCAATGAGTTGTATGAATACCGCAGACGGGTCTTTGTATGGCAGCGGCATCACAGACGCTCGGATGTCGTTGCCGACTGTGTCGATCGGCATGCCGCCGCCAGGCGGGATCCGGAACTGATTCGTTAGCTGTTTCGCCAATGATTTCAAATACAAGAAGCCGGGGAAGTTGGCGAACATGCCGGCGTCGATCATGAGGCGCCACGCTGCGGTGACCGCCTTCGTCGCATTGCCGAGGATGTTCAGCAGGCCGATGCCGTAGAAGCCAAGGCCTGGAATGAAGATATAGGCCACGATCCGGTTCCGTGGCATGCAGAACTCGTCGTCTTCGACCCAATTCCGCCGTATCTCCAATATCTTGCGGGCGTCCTTGTCGATCGTCACCTTGTACGGCAGCGGCAGGCCGGTGTCGGTCACATCACCGGTCTTCTCGTCTTTCAGTGTGTGCTCGAAGCCGGGGACGTCGATTTCGCAATAGCACTCGTAGATTTCGCGGTCCTGGTCGTCCTGCTCGATGTAAGTCGGCGGCGCGATGCCCTGGACACGGCCGATTGCGGCATCCACCGCGTTCGGCGTGGCTGGCGTCCCCTGTGCCGGCAGATTGATGTTGAGGTAGGCGCCTAAAAGCTGCATGCGTTTCAGCACGCTCGGCCGCATCATAATCCTGTGGGTGACGCGGCCGGCGCCGTCGATGTCGGTCGCCGCGTTACTGACAATCAAATCCTTGGCGTCGATCGAGGCGATGACCGGACGGCGCTTGATCGGGTCGTGGTAGCCCTTCTTAAACGATATCCCGCAGAACCCCAGCATCAGCAGCATTTTGTCGGTGTCGGGGTAGTATTCCTTGGCCGTCTTGGTGAGGTAGTGGTTCAGGTCTTTTTCCAGCGCCAGCGCCAGTCTGGCCGCGAGCGAGTCGTCGGCGCCGTCGTTCCTGACCTTGACCGGCCCATCGCTCGGCAGCAATTCGCCGCGGGCGTTGGCCTGGAACCTCAGAACAGCCTCGAGCAGCAGGGGATGGTCGACGGTGGAAACGCCTTCGGCCGGGGTCGCCCCGCTCGCTGCGGCGCCGCGCGGCGTCTTGACCTCGAGCCCGAGCAACGAAATGCCGGAACTCATATTTTCCAGCCACGCCGATCTGGTCTGGCTGTCCTGTTCGATGCCGCGGAGCAGCCGTTCGACGATCGCGCTTAGCTCGGAATCCGTTAGGTCTTCGGCCAGGTTGTCGGCAAAATCGTTCTGTTTCTTGGGCTTCTGAGGCGGTCCAAAGCTGATCTGGACGCTGCCATCCGGCAAGTCGATCTGGGTCGTGTTGGTTTCCTGGTCGAACTGCGGGCCGGCCGGACCATCCGTAATAATCGTGATGTCGTGGCCCTGCACCGGCTCGGGGCCTTCCTGCTTGCGGTAATTCTGGCCGGTATCAAGCGGAAAGACGTTCGCCATCAGGTTCCCGAATCAACCTTGGTGTGTTTGTGCACGCCTTTTACGTTAGCATGAACAAACCCGCCAATCGAGGGGGCCTTTAACAGAGCGGCGTGTTTGTCGGCGTCGACGCCGGCGTAGTGATAGAGGGTGCCGTTTTTATACAAAACAGCAAGCGTACTGGTATCAGGGTCGAATCCAACCTCACTGATATTACTACTTTTCACTGGCGTTCTCTTCATGGCCTAGGCTTCCTCGCAAACTAACTTCGGTTTTGGTCTTTGATGCGGACAAATGCCAAAGAATCCTTTTGCCATGTTACAATTAAAGCAGAGAATTTGGATGTCCTTTGGGTGATTTTTAAGCACATATTTATTCATCTGGCTTCCAGCCCTCACTAGTTTTCTATGGGCCGCACCATCATTATTTATATGGTCGAGAGATAGAAAGTTCAACTCTGCTTCACCACAACAGACACACTTTCCTCCGTACATCAAAAGAACTTTTACTCTTTGATCTCTGTAAAAATCCCTTGAGGCAATGCGGCTCTTTTCCGCGCATACTGAGCATTTATTTTTATGGCCACCGCCATCTATCTGCTTGGCGCAGATAATACATTTACCTTCTTCGATATATGAACGTCGTCTTTGTTTTGAGTATTCTTTCGCGTTAACAGAACTACCTCTGCACTTCACACTGCAATAAATTTGAATTGGACTGACGGGACTAAATATAGTCCCGCAGGTATCACATTTTCTGTCTTCAAAAAACTGTTTCCTACTTTTCCTATTGAACCGAGCCAAGGCACTAAATCTGTCTTTCCTAGCGTGATTGTATTCAAAGACACATTCCATGCATTTGGTACGAAGACCATCCTTATGCGAGCGATCTTTATGAAAATTATCTAAAGAGAGAACCCTTGAACACGTATAGCACATTTTCTCAGCAGAACTATTTAGGATCATCGTCTCTATCCACTATTTGAGATTGTTGCTCTCGTTCGCGCGATGCGCGCCAGCATTTCAGGCAGAGGTCATGATCTTCCCTGGGCCTGACAACGCGGCCGCGCCTAAACGTCACCACCGGCCGTCCGCACTCCTGGCACGGACTGCGCGGCCGGCCCATTGGTTATCCCTGGAAGCGGGCCGGGATGATCGACGACCGCGCGGGCTGCGCCGGCTGGCCCTCGATGGCGGCCAGCATGCGCCGGCTCAGCATGCCGGTTCCAACGTAGAGTTCGCCAATCTGTGCGCCAGCCCAGATCGCCGCGGCGCCGGCTGTCGGCGTAATACCTACGACCGCCACAGACGTAATCTTGCCGGCCCTCACCTCGGCCAACAGTTGCTCCAAAAGCTGGACGCAGGGATTGCCGATAGCGAGCGGCGGCAGGGCCGACGCGCCGTTGTTGACGCTCATTGCGAGATTCCTTTGCTGGTTTTCACTGGTACGTCATCTTTCCAAAACCTGATGACCCGCCTTACTTGCTCACGCGAGATGTGCAGATCCGGCCACCGCCGCGAGACTGTATCGGATATACGCCGATACGACATTCCGCTTTCTCTAAGATTTAACACCATTCGATTTCTTTCGGACATGCCAGAAATCAAAGAACGTGACGTGCGTCCGATCGGTTTGACGTCGCTATTTAAGCCCATCGCCTATTCCTCTCGGACGCCAGCCGGCCGGTTCGGCGCGGCTTCCTCGTCCCCACGAACCGCAGACTTTCCAAACACGCTGATTACCCCCGGAAGCTTTGCCGCTTCGATCTCGGCCACAGCGCCGGAGAGTGCCGGCACCTCGACCCAGTCCTCTACCGCGCGCTTCACGCGGACGCGCCACATGATCGAGCGGGCCATTTACGATAACCACCCCGACCAGAAACGACGGGTGACAACCGGGTTGCGGATCAGCAAACCACCAACCGTGGCAACCGCGATCTCAGGCACCGTTAGCTTAGGCACCCAGATATGCGGGGCCGCAGGAGTGAAATCAAAGGCCGCCCTATAGAGGGCAACGTCTATGGCTTCATAAGTTATCGCATGGCCCCGAAGACCAGGAAGCAAAAGGTCTCGCACCTGACCAACCGAGATCGCCATCATCAAACCCCGTACATGCTCGCGACCGACTGCCCCTGCGGCTTGTAGGCCGCCTCTTCCTGCATGCTCGCGCTCATCTCATCGGCGCGCACCAGCAACCCACCATCACGCGCCCAGTTAAGGTACTGGGTTACCGTATCATGAAGATCGTCGTGATCCGCTTTCGGGAAGCTTTGACATTGCTGGATAATCGTTTCGGCCCATCGTGTGTCAGGTGCCCAGATAGCGCCGTCGGTAAACAGTGGCACGATCGAATGTGTGCGTGAGACTTTATCCCCAACCGGGTTAATCAGTTCGACGCCCCAATTTTCCCGAGCGTAGAGGCGATTGATTTCGTTGGCAACGTCGCGACCGCGGGTTTTGTCTTCGATCAACAGGCGCCGCACCTTGTATCGCTTGCAGGTGTCAGCAACCCATTCTACTAGACCCCACGCCTCGCGCTGGCGCTGCTCGAAATTAACCTTGGCCTCAGTCGGATAAGCCGAGACTACTTTGCCGTGGAGTGGCAACCGCTTCTGCCAGCCGAACATCAGCATTGCGCGCCGGTTTTTATTGCGGTCGATCCAGATACCCCAGATCGTCAATGCGTTGTAATCGTTCTCCTGCTTTTCGCCGTAGGACGTATCCAGGCTTCCGACGACGAGATCGAACTGCGGAAACTCCTTGAGGGCGCCGGACCATTCCAGGCCGTAGAGCTTGGCTTCCTCCTGGTCCCATGGTTGCCACCAGTCCCGCTTCAGAATGCCGCCGCCTTTCGGGGACGGTGACTGCTGCAGCCGGCCGCTCGCCATTATGGGACCGAGTGCGGCCTCGAGTTTCCGCACTTCTATTTCGCCGAACCGTTCCGGCCACATCAACTCGCCTTCTTTGGTGCGAGGATCTTGCCACGGTTCATCACTGTCGTATTGCGGGAGCCTAACCGTTACGCAATGCCGCTGTTCATCGTGCCTCATGGGCAAGCAAAGATGCGTCCAATCCTCATCGCTATCGAGTATCATTCCGCTAACGTCACTTTCATGCAATCTTTGCTGCACGACGATTATGGCGCTTCGCTTCGGATCATTGAGACGGGTGGAGTGAAATTCATTCCAGAAGCTTGCAACCTTTGTTCTGTCAGCCTCAGATTCAACCTGTTCGGTATTATTTAAATCATCTCCAATAAGAATATCTCCGCCAAGCCCGATAAGACTGCCTCCAACAGAGGTTGTAATGCGTGATCCGCCGGAAGTATTATCAAATGCGGCTTTGGTATTTTGGTCTGCCTGTAGAATGATTTTGCCAGCCCATAACTTTTGAAACCAAGGACTGAACAACAATCGACGTGATTTATTTGAACTGTCCAATGACAGCGAATGGTTATAGCTGGCGCAGAGGAACCGCACCTGTGGCCCGCTCAGAAATGATATTTCCGATCTCGCCCAAGTCCATGCCGGATAAATAATAGAAACCAAGCTCGTCTTAGAGCACCTTGGGGGCACGTTGATAAGGAGTCTAGGGATATGCCCTAGAGTTAATGCCTCCAGATGGTCGCACATGGCGCCCAATGTCCACGATGATACAAATTCTCCGCTATCAATGCTCGACCATGCACCTTGGACAAACTCCAAGAGGTTGTCTTCGCAGCGCTCCCGCTCTTCCGCGATACTGTATTCCGCGACCATCGCCTGCAGGGCGGCGAGGCGTTCGGCCGGAATTATCTTGGCTATGGCTGGGGCGGAGATCGTCATTCACGGCCGCCATCGTCAACCCAGCGCTCAATCTCGCCTGGATTGTTGCTGAAAAGATTGTTGTTCATCGCCTGAAACATACTATCACGATAGGCGCGCTCGTACCTGTCAAATGACAAAATAAGATATTCTATAGTGAGCGGCTGTTGATGTTGTGTCTCGCTGCCTTTCGTCACGCGATCAGCTTCCCGTCGAGGTGGTCTATTTCGTGCTGCGCGAGGCGCGCTGGCATGCCCTTGGCGACTATGGTGTGCTCGCCGCCGTCCAGGCCGCGGAATTTAATGGTGACGACTTGGTTGCGCTTCACCTTGAACCGCAGCCGCCCATGCCGGATCGACATGCAGCCCTCCAGCGCTTCGACAATCTGCTTCCCGCGGTTGATGATCTCCGGGTTAATCATCCCCTTAAAGCCGTAGAACAGCTTTGGGTCCGTCACCACCACGCGGATATGTTCACCGATTTGCACCGCGGCTAAGGCGGCGCCACGGCCTAGATATCTGGTATCGATCAAATCATCGATGACGCGCCGGACGTCGGCCGTCAGTTCACCGACCGGAGCGGACGGTTGCAGTAGCCGGTCGTCCGGCCCTTGGATAATCTCTCTAATAGCCATGGGAAAGTGCCAGATCCTCGTCTGCCGTTTCGTTGTGCCGCGGCGGGAAACCGGGAAAATCGCCGCGTTGACCGTCCACCTTACGCCCGTTTAACACCCATGGAACTTTTTAGCATTCGCGGCATTGTTCCGCTAGAGGCAAGGTTTCATCATGGAGATACCGATGATTGGCACGCTGATCGGAATCATATTCGCATGTATCATTCTCGGTGTCATTTGGTGGGGCGCGCAGCAGCTTCTAGCTCTTGTCCCTCTTGCCGAACCGTTCCGCACCATTATCCGCGTGCTCATGGTCGTCATTATGGTGATTATTGTTCTTTGGATACTGATGATCCTTCTCGGGATGGCCGGCATTCACGTCAACACGCTACGGCTCGGGATGGCTGCCTTCCCCATGTTGGCCTGATTTCTGAGGTCATTCGCTTTCTGTAATCACGCACCACATCTTCGGTCTTTCATAGACCGGAGATGGCGGGCTGCGCTTTACCGCAATCCACAGATTGTTAAAACCATACTGAATCTCGTCGTCGAAGGTGGCGACGGTTAGGATGGTAACGTTTGGCAGTTCTAAGTCTTGTTGCTCAGTCATACAGCCCATACCATGCGCCGACCGCGTAGAGCACCAGGACAACCGGAATAAGCCACCACAGACCGCCTGAATACCTGGCATCGCCTTGGCCGTAGGCGAGATCGTTCATGAACCGATCTCCGTAGGGATCCTGCCATTCCCGGTCATCGATCTTCATTTATAAGGGCGTCTTTCATCGCCCCGTCTGTTTTCTTGTATTTCACGTTGAGATTGATCTTCGCCAGTTTCTCCCGGCCGCGGCCCGTGATCTTGACCGGGAAGCCGCTCGGGTCCGGCACCAGTGTCGGCTGCTTATCGCCGGCCCATAGGATACCCTTCACAAGCTGGCCGATGATGACGCAGCCCTTAGCCGCGAGGCGATCGGCAACAGACATCGGCTCACCAGGCTCCGGCGCCTTTTCGTCCCTGGTCAGTGTCATAGTGCCATCCTCATCGATCACGCGGAGCAGCCGCGTTTCTTCGGCGTCGAGCTCGCCATCCCACGCGATCAACGTGTCGGCGGTCGACCGCTCGGCGTTCCGCATTGCCGCAGCAAGGCGATCGTGCGCGGCGGTAATCTCGAGGACGGGCGGCACAAATGGGTCGGCCCGGTGTGACGCCAACACGCCCTCGATCGTCTTGATAACGCCGGTGTAGAACACAAGCGCCTTGAGGTCTTCCAGGTCTACTGTGACTGAGGACATTGGTGGTTCCTGTTTTCAGTCCTTGTGGACTACGATTAAATCGCTCGCGTCGAACGCATCGCGCATCAGTTCGCGTTCATTAAACCAAGCAACTGAAACAAACCCGTCGTTACGAACCCACTCGACTGTCATGGTGGGCGAGCCGGATTTCAGCAGGACTACTGAGCCTTCCGGGAAGGCCGCCTTGAGTTCATCGGTTGTCATGATCTGTCCCTACTTTGGCTTTCGCCAGTGCTTCGCCGGCATGCCGTTGCGGCCTTTGACGATAATCGAGCTCGCGCGGCCGGCGGCTTCCATCATCCGCAGGACGTGGCGCGTGGTGACCGGCGAGCCGATATCCACCATGCGATAGATATCGATTGGCGGGATGTGCGGCGCGTCTGCCGGCGGCAGACACTTCTCGATCCGGTCGGCTAGCATATTCTGGAACGCACTCATGGCACTACCCCGATGTTAGTTAGAGAATTTGTCAGGTTCAACTATCGTTGCCTTTGGCCCATTCACTTCCTTGATTGCGCATTCCAGCAACGTTTTTAGTCTTGTTCTGTCTGTCTCTGACGAAATAACCGTTGCTTTGCCATTATGGTTTGTGGCGTTGAAAAACATTAGCAAATACCCCGTCTCGAGATTGGTCCCGATCATCTCTGGAGTGTTCAGCGATCCGTAAATATTTTCCCCAAGTTGGGTTACTATTTGCCGCCATTTTTCTTGTATGATGGTATTTTCCCTACTCATGGCACAATCTCCTTTGCCTCGATCTCCGCTTTTGTGAGAACTGACAGGTCGACGTTGGGCGGGAGAACCAGAACCTTGACGCCGGCCGGAACCATTCCGCTCAGCATTTGGCAGCCGTCCGCCACCAGGCCCTTCGGATAGTCCGGAGGATGCTTCACCACTAGGATATCGCCAGGCGATAGTTCAAGCTTGGCGATGGAGAATGTCAGATCGGCTTCTGTTGCCATCTTCTACCCTTTCAACGCCTCGTCGATCATCGCCTGCCAGACATTTTCGCATGGGCCGATGAAGATGGTATAACCAGCATCGACCATTTCTTTGGTCGGCTCTCGCATTGCCCTAACGGCTTCAAGAGCATCAATCGCGTAAGTGTGCCACAACGGAAACACATTCAATTTGCCATCGTCCTGAGGGGCCAGGTAGGTGTTATTCGGGCACCGTATAGGCTCGCCACCAGCCACGATCATGTCGGGGTCGCCGCCATGGCTTTTGCAGATAGCCCGCGCTACGCGCTCGATCATGTTCATTTCCCGCTCAGCTTTTCGGCCTGCCTGCGGTACCAGGTTCGGCGCGACATGCCGGCGGCGACCCACGGCTTCCGCCGCTCGATCGACAAATGGGCCTGTGACGCCAGCGGGCGACCGCGGCGCCGGGCGGGCTCGGTCGACTTTGCCTTGCGCTTGCTCATCGGACAGTTCCAAGGATACGCATGAGGTTCGGCCGGTGCTTCCGCTCCAGCTTCTCAGCATTGGTTAGGCCGAGGGCGTACTGGACGCGCTCCCGCCATGTCAGCCAGTGCAGTTGGCCGTCGCGGAAATACAGGAGCGGGCCGTCGATATGGTTGTCCTGGATGCTAGGCCTAGCGCTAGCTGGAAAGCCAGTATGCAGGCCGGACGAGTCGCTATACGTTTTCATCGGCATCCCTAGTTAGTCGGCAACAGCGGCGTGACCGCATCGAGTGTGCGCTTCCCGGCGGCAGACGCGCTATTGATCTTGGCTGCGAGATCACGAACAGCGGCCTGGACGGTCTGACCCCTGGCGTAAATCTTGAGGCCTTCCACTTCGTAGAAGATCGTTATTTCCAACGGCGATCCGTGGACAGACGCCCACACGTTCGCGTGCGCCAATTAGCATGTGGTGGTGGCTACCCCAATCAACGAGCGCCCATCCTTGCATCGCTGGATGGTGGAAAGCACCGAAGGAAGATCGTTGAGCGTCAGCGGCTCGGCAGCGATCGCCGGCAAAGCCGCCAAACAAATGGCCGTGGCAATAAGTATTTTCATACGCCCTGCCCGGCCTTCTGCTTGTCCATATGCGCGGCCCAGGCGGCCTCGGAGGTGTTCACGAACGCCTCCCGATACGTCGCCCCAGGATGCTTGGTGAAATATTCACCGATAAGCCGGTCGTGATTGTTCATGTGTGGTCTCCCTTGTTGCATCTCAGTTTCAGCTTTAGCAAATTGGTCGAGCACGTCCGCAATAGCGCGGAAGGCTCTTGCGGTGGCCACGATTGAAGCGGCGTCAGAACGGGCCATTGTCGTGCCGTTCGGAAAGCGGTCGTATCCGTCTGCGGCGGCGCGGAAGACTTTGGCTAGAAGCTTTTCATCGACCATCGGGCTATTTCCACTTGAATGCGACGACGGATGGATCAACGATCCAAAGATGCCGCATGTTTGCTACGTTCACCACATCAGCGTCAGCCGGGTAAAGCTCGACTGCATCCTTGTCGCCGCGACCACATTCGCGCTTGATGCGTTGAAGCTCATCCCACGTTATTTCAGAAACCCACTCGCCATTCTGGACCGAGGTCCGACACACCGATAACCGCTCGATTCCAGACGGCTCATTAAATACCTGAACCAAAAACCCACGCGAACGCCAAACCTCTTTGATGCCTGGCGGCCGATAAGTGTCGGGCCACGCGGACCGTGGGAGCTGCGCGAGAGCTTCCGGCTGCTTCCTATTGGTAGCCTCTAAAATCCGCCTCTGCGCTCGCGTTGTTGGTATCAAGGCGTCCTCCTAGCCCAAGACTGGCACAGTTTGGCACCGCTGACAAGCGGCGCGTGATTACCTCACAAGCTTGCCGCTACCCTTGCACTTGAAGCAGGTTCCGCCGCCACCATAGCTCGACATCCCGCCGAACCGGCCGGCAGGGCGCCAGACGCCGGAGCCACGGCATTTCGGGCACGGCTGCTCGTATGGCTTGGCTTCTGGCAGGCCGCCGTTGTAGCTGGCCGGCGGGGTCTTCGGCGTCGTCACCGGCGAGGCCAAGAGATCGTCGAGCGAGTCGTTGAGGTCTTCGGCTGGGTTGTTCATGCCGCGACCGCCTTCGGCTGAGCCAATCGCCAGCCGTAGTCGTTCTGGACCAACCGCACTGTGCCATCCCCGTATTTGGCCCCGTATTCGAGCATATTCGCCTTCATAGTGGCGACCGCGCCGGCCTTCGTGCCGTTGGTGGTGGACCAGGAATCAATCACCTTGATTGTGTCGACCGTGATCGAATTGAGCGGCTGGAACAGAACCAGCCAGTTTTTGGGCTTCTTGGAGGTCATGTGGTGCTTCTCCTTCAAAGAAGATATGGCACTATTTGGCACCGTTTGCAATAGCTGGCGCCAGATTTATCCACTCGTCGCCGCAGCGTTCGTGCGTCTGCTTCCACCCGTCGAAGCGACCCTGCTCGTAGGCGATGTGCTTGACCAGGTCCGCGATCTGGCGATCAAGGTGGGCGACGTGCTTGGCCTTGTAATCCTCGTAGTCGTCGCCGTAGGTCGATCCGCTCCCGACACCGGCCTTAAATTCGTCGAATGATTCCCGCGTGACATCGAACCAGAGTTGAACCGTCGGCCACTTTTCCCGGCTCCAGCTTGGGGCCGCAAAGTTGTAGTACCGCACCGGCCCGATGAACTGGACCGCGTACCCGAAGACAATCGGCTGCATTTCGTCCGCGATCGCCTTGCGGTGGGCCCGCTGGTCTTTCAGCCTGTGGCGCAGGAAGACAATCATTTCACCCAGGGCGGCGCGGTCCACCTCGAAGGGCAACCGCTTGGCGCCGAAGCAACTCGAGGTCTGCCAGCCGTGGCCGGGCCGCTCGTAGCCGTGGTGCGCGATGGTTCCGGTGTTCGCGTAGATCTGGCGTTCGCAGCACTGGCAGGTCATTGTGTGGGCCGAGCGCTCGAGCTCGCGCTTCGTCGGCACCTTCGGCCCCTGGCCGCGCTTGACCACTAGCGGCTTTGCCGCTTCTAAGAGGTCCCGGAAAGGCAGCAACGAGGTAAGCAGTGCATGGCGGCCGAAGTTGTTTTTTGCCTCCTTGATCGCTGGGTTCAAGGCAGAAACCCCGCCGACGTGGCGGGACCCGTATTCTTTCCGGGTCTCAACAATTTCCTCAATCCGCCGGTTGATGGTGAACTTTGCTTCGGTCAGGTCCACGTTCCGGACCGCGCCGGCGGCAATCCCCGCTTCGAGCTTTGCGACCGCGGCCGCCAGCCGATCAAACTGTGCGCTGGTCAGGTATTGCTTGGTGAAATCCAGGTCCATGACTTCCCCTCTTTCAAAAGGAAGATGGCACCATTTGGCACTGATTGCAAGGGGTAGGCAGAAGAAATTCAGCGCGCCGTTATCCGCCCCTTGTCCTCTCCGCTAGCATCGAATCGGCAATCTCGTAGGACTGTCGTGCTACTTCGTCGGGATCACTTACCGCGTCCGCTATGCAAGACACCACTCGACCTGCGAACCAGTCCCGCAGCGTCAGGCCGGTGCTGGACGTGAGTGGGTCCCGCTGAGTTCCTAGCCCTACAGGGAATGCAGGGCCGCCGTTGTCGGTGGTGCTCATTTTCGTTTAGCCTTTCTGATTGCCGCGCGCGGGGCGACATCGACCCAACCAAAATTAAAGCTCGTCGTCGCGCTGACGTCGCATGAGTAGGTTGAGCCGTGGAGCCTAAATTCCTTACCTTCCAGGTATTCGCCGCTAGTCACGAGCCCGAGCAGCGCACGATCTGTTTCATTCTCGGCATGGACAACAAATCCAATTTGGCCGCCCCTCGAATATGGTTCAATCCGCATCGCGATGCCAAAGCGTACCGAACCTCTCATCGTGATCGAGACGCTTGCCGCCAGCATCACGAATATATGCAGCAGCGCCCTTGATTTCATCGGCGTGTCGGTACCGATCAATCATGACACGGCGAACTTCGGCATTCTTTTCTGCGTCGATCTTCTTCACGGTTATTTTGTTTGGCGACGTGATGATGTAAGGTTGAACGTAGACGCCGTGCCAGTAATGATCGACAACATCGTTCATCCAAACAAATGCTGGACCATCAGCGCAATGTAGGCGGCGTTGTTCGTCAACGCTTACCTTTGCAGGAATAGTCGAAACAAATATTTCAGCGTCAGTCACAAAAAAGGCAAATGCGCCTGCTTCAAAGGCTTCAAGAATAGGAAGCCAGACCCGCGCTAGCTTTTCATCGCCGACTGAAACCGCGCCGATGGCGGTAATCGAAATCCAAGAGGCGTCCCAGGCGGCCCTGGCGTCCCAGGCGGCCCAGGCGGCCCTGGCGTCCCTGGTGGCCCAGGCGGCCCAGGCGGCCCTGGCGTCCCTGGTGGCCCAGGCGGCCCTGGCGGCCCAGGCGGCCCTGGCGTCCCTGGTGGCCCTGGCGGCCCTGGTGGCCCTGGCGGCCCTGGCGGCTATTTTAATCTCCTCCCCAGAAGATACGAAGGTGATCTTCGTATCCTTCGGCGCCCCAATTTGGGAGCACCATTCGGTCAAGGCAATTTTAATTTTTTCTTGATTTACCGGCTGTTTGAGATCACAGGCCGCCGCGTGACGGCGCTGCAATTCCTCAACGGTAGGGAGCTTAGTCGGCAACATTGCGCAGGCCTTCTGGAGCATACTCACGCTGACGGATAATGCGGTAATTGCCTGGCGGCACGCTGATCGTGTCATGCTCGTCGTGTTCTAGCGCAACCGGCTCATCACCAGTGACGAGCATGAAAATAGCCGCTAGTTTTGGATCGCGGAACAACGCTGCGCGCTTGTCCTTGATCGCGTGGGCATGGCCGGTGACTTCGCCGTGAGCGAGAATTACGCGGCCTTGCTCGCGCTCGACCGGCTCGACAGCCTCGGGGATAGAGCCAACGGGGATAATCAAAACGTCGCCTTGTCGGTACATAGGTGGAGTCCTTTCTCAAATAGCGGCAACCGACCGCAATGGTGGTGTTGCTCGATTAACAACGCCTACTGTTCCGGAAATAAGCAACGCTTCGTAGGCTTCGGCTCTTCTCCGGTCACTAAAAGAGGCTACAATTTGCATGCGATATTTGGCACCACACTGCCGAATCTCTTGAATCCGTGGGAACGCGGCACTGGGACTGTTTGGCGCGCCGTGATCATAAAATCGACCGTTCGGGTTCATCGTTACTCCGACGTAAAACACACAGTCGCTTCTTCCATCAATTAGCTCATAGACGTGGTGGAGCTTCGTTTCTTCTTCCGTGCGTACCAGGTCGCGCGACTCATCCCTTCCGCCTCCCACGGTTTTGTTGCCTCGTAGCTCAGGGACTTCTGGCTCTTTAGAGGTCTGCCGCGCGGTCGCGCACTCTTCGCAGATCCAAGTGAGATTGATTTCGTCATCGTTAATCGGGTTGGCGTGGACGGTGAGTTCGTGCCCTTTGTGGCAACGGGAGATTCTGATGGTGAATGGCACGCTCGCGCTTCCCTCAATGCCCGTCGCTGAGATTCCTTGGGGCCAAGTCCCATTCGACTATTCTGGACATTTTTGGACAATTTGCAAGCCCTAATGCTTGGTTTTATCGCCCTTGCCGTTCGGCCGGTTGGCAACGCCTGGGCTGACGTCGACCATGGGCGGCGCCGGCTCGGGCAACGCCAGCATTTCAGCCGTAACGCCGAGCTTAGTCATTTCCCCGACGATCTCAGCCCATACTTCCGCTGCAGGCCGATTTTCATGGGTTATCTTGCCGCTGTGATCGATCTCATGCCGATCGCGCCATTCCGCAGGGCGCCGGTTTTTCAGCCAGAAGATCATGGCCGTGGAATCAGGCGGGACGTGCTTCACCACCTTCGCGCGGACGATTTGGCCTTGATATTGGAAGACTTCCTCCGCCTCGTAGGTGTAGCCATTTGCCTTATGAAACAGGCTTCGCTCGACGCGATCATCCGCCGCAACCTTCCCTGCTTTTAGGGAAAGACAGAAAAGCGGGTACTTATGCGCCCATCTCTGAATTGTCCTGACGGAAACGCTAAAGAAATCAGCTACTTCGGCATCTGTCGCACCGTGTTCGTACATTTGTCGGGCTTGCTCGGCGAATGCGTCGTTATATTCGGACGGGCGGCCCATGACGGGAGCATCGGCGTCGTCGGGCGGCGTGGCCTTTCCCTCCGCGCGATCGGCGGCGTCTCTGATCTGTTTTTTTGTGAGCTTGCGGAGTTTGGCCATGTCTGTCTTCGGCGCGAAGATGAAACCGGGCTGGAATATGCCGTGATTTGTGTGGTTTCGCAATGCTGGTCTTGAAATGGGAGCGGCCCTGACGGGGGGCGCCAGAGCCGCTAATATGGGGTTCAAGATTGATGATGGTTCTGGTGCCTGCCGGATTACGGTGCGGACTTTGCTCCGCGCGGCGTCATGTCTGGCCTCTTTGGTTGGGGGCGGTTAAAGCGTTCCCAAGTCTGAGTGCTCAGAATTATGCTGCCGGTGGAGCCGGGGTGTCAAGCCTGCGCAGAGTGTGGTAGTGGGTCCGCATGAATAAGGCAGATCGACATAGCGACGACGGCTTTCCAGGACGGTTTTTACCCGTTCTGCGGGAACCTCTTTCCGAGGTACTGTTGGAAGAGGAGAATCATCCATGCTCAAGCGGGTACAAAAAGTCCTCGAATGGATCGGCCATATCGAAACAATCCATACGATCATTCAGGCGGAGTTTTTCCGCACGCTGTTCTGGCCCACGGTTGCAACCGTGACTACGGCCCTCTCAGGATGGCTGGGCGGTGTGCCGCTGATGTGGATTGTCATGGCTACAGCATTAACTTTTATGGCTGTGTCAGCCGGAATGTTGACCGCCAGCATGTATCTCGAACGTAAAAACCCGCTCAACAAGCTTCAAATAACCAAAACACTATTCAACTATGACCTGGTTCCAATCACGCCGCCAAACCGCCACCAAGAGCGCGCCACCCCAAAAAGAGGCACGCCAGCCGTTCCTGCGTTTCGCCATTTTGTTCACGGCCAACTTGGAATTGAAATATTGAATCGGGCTAGTTTTCCGATCTCAATAATTGTCGAAGACGCTCAAACCGAGATTGAAGGTGTCGAGCCGCCGCGCGTGAAATATCCAAGGCCGCCAACGATAATTCACCCACATACGACAATGTGGGTTCATGACGGCAGAATAGATATGAAAAACTCTGTTTGTGATGATCTTGACGGGAAAATGGATATAAAAATTAAATATGGGCTTCCAGGAGAAGAACAGTTTGATTTGACACAGAAAGGCACGGTCGAAGTTTTCATGGAGCCATTCGGCTACCTCAAAGGCGTCTATTTTCATCCTATAGACCTCTCATAGCCAGAAAGTATCGTAATTATTGATGTTAAGCGGCAATACGCCTTTGGCGCTCCTGTCGAAATTCCCAAGCGTCGATCATATCGACCACATCGGACATTTCCCAAAGTCGCTTAGTTACGCCAGCAGCCATTGCCGGAGTGATTTTCAACGTCTGATGAATGCGAACAAAATTGTAGAACATGGCATGGAGCGCGATGGCGCAAACGTGGTTCTCCAGTCTCTTAGAGAATGCATTTGTTAGTCGCGTGAAGCGGCGCATGTGCATCCGCATGGTTAGGTTCGCGCGCTCAGCGTAGGACGTGCTGATGTGCTTCGGGTCAGGGCTGCCACTGATAATCTTTTTCTCGGCACCAAGACAGACGGCGGGGCTGTAACGCTTTTCACCCTGCGGCTCATTGCCGTAAATTTTTGCGAGCATCGCGTAGTCCACATCCCCGCCGAACGCTTCCTCGACCGCGACGAGATACGAGCGGTGGCCGTCGCTGGTTAGCTGGATGCGATTAGCGAGGCGCTCTTTCAAGTCACCAATGAACGCACTGGCGCAGCCATAGCCGCGATCACCGATATAGAAGCTCGCCAACAACTTGGTATCGGCGCAGATCGCCGTCCACGTCCAGATGTCGCCAGCAGTACCTGGGGCGGCTTTGGCGCTGCCTACGTGCGCCTGCTTCGCATAGACGAAGCTCCAAATCTCATCGACCTGGACACGTTTGCAGGGAAGGTTGCGCAGGACTCTGTCCTGATAAGCAGCGCAGGCAACACCGGCATCGACCAGCAATCGGGCGACCGTGTTTTTGCCGACGCCAAGCGTGCGCGTAATGGCGCGGATGCTCATGCCCTCGCAAAGCAGGGTGAGGATTTGGGTGCGGGTCTCGCGGTCCAATTTGTTCATGGCCATAATATGCATCATTATACTTGAGCGGTCAAGCATTATTATCATTCAAATGGCCAAAAACTATCACTCGCCCAAGTCCTTGTGCGGGCTCGCGTTTCTCCGAAATTGACAATTCGGCCAATAGGTTATATGTAATGGACAGGAAGCGCCCGGCCCCGCTTGCGCGAGACCGGGGCCCCTTCGGGGGTCTGGTGCTATGTCATGTACCACCTACCTTTCGAGCCCCTGCCAGGGGGCTGTTACACTTGGTTCGAGAACGCCGGGGTCCAAAGTGGCCCCGGTTTTTCGTTTAGGCGTCAGAAGACGCCTCTAAAACTTTTCCCACGGTTCCATCGTCGTACATCGTGATTCGGTTATGCTCGTGCAGTCGATTCAGGGCGACGTAGAAATATGCGCCCTTTACGCGGCTTTCGGGGACACCGACCGCTATCAGTTGGGCCTTCAGGTCCTTTTTAGAAATTGGCTCTTCCTGAGCATTCACAATCTTGGCGAGGGTCCCCATGAAATTGGCTGGGTCCACATCGTCTTCGCTTTCTTCGCCTGGCTCTGGTTCCGGCGGCGCAGCCGCCAAAAACCGCGATGCGTTGAGATACATGTTCACGGCGTGCAGCCGCTGCTGGCTGTCAGCAATCAAAGCCGTGAGGCGTTCTTTTTCCTTTTGCCAGAGCTCAACCTGATCAACAGGCAGCGATGGGATATTAGTTAGCGGCATGGTATGTTCCCGTTCTGATCGGGGTTAGCTACACCATGGAACCTATCAAGTCAAATCGGATTGCTAGGTATCAGACTTCCAGCGCGCCGTGGCGGCCTTTTTCGCTATTTCAGCCCGCTTTTCCGGGCTTAATTTATCAGCGCGCGCTTTGCCACCCTTGAGGCCGCCAAGACGGCCAAGTGCTACCGCAGCCGGGTTCTTCTCGCTGGTCGCCTCGTCGATGATCTGCTTGGCGAGCCGGTTCGGGTCTGTGGGGCGCTTTGCCATGATGCTTCCTTGAGCGGTCAGGCATCCAATATGCACCTACAAATCCTTAATTTCCAGAGGCTCCCGCAATTAAGGCAATTACAACCTGGGAAACGGACCCACCACCAGAAATCGCCATTCGCATTTGAAACTGAGGGGAATGAGCCTGGCGGCAACGGATTGCGCGCCAGCAGCCACTCGGTGCCTTCCCAAATTTCATCAAAGCGCGGATATTTCTTGCTGGCCACCGCCA